TTATTATCGTGAAATATAAACATTTTAAACAGGCCTTACTTTTTAAAGTGGGCTCAGGAATATACCCCACCCTAACCTTGTCAACACAAACGGGGGGAGTACTGATTGAATATGCTTAGCAACCCTCGCCCTATCATCCTTGGCTCATACAGCCCCTCGCAGAACGGCATCATCGTGTCGCCACACGGCATAGCCCTGTGCATAGCCGGGGGAGGTAGGGGTCACGACGTGGATAAACCGAAAATATTGATAGAGTATGATTAATCGTTCCGTCCTCGTCCACTACCGCACCGAGGAAGCCAAAGCCTTCCGCCGTGAGCATGGCGACCGGGGAGGGTGTAAATACGGCGATAAGCATCACCGTCCCAGTTCGTGGCCGTGGAGCAATTCGATAACAACAGTAACAAAAGACAACCTCTTATGCTACACTTTCGCATAGCAGCCTTCCGAGGCCGTGACCCCGACAATCCGTCCGACCGCAAGCATCCCTCCAACGGACGCTTCTGTCAGCGAATGGAGATAAACGGGGGGGTACAACCAACACCCTCACCTCAGTAGGCAAAGACAACATGGTATTTATAACGTATGATTAAACAAATCCCTTTCGTACAACGCACATCACTGCTCTGCCCACGTCGGGGTACTCCACCGCACTGTCCGCACGCTACGACGGATGGGCAGGACTCTACGACGAGCACGGACAGCACACCATTGTATTGATAGAATATGAATAACAGAAAAAGTAAAATCCGTATTGTATGGCGTGACGACGACTCAATCCGCTTTTACCAAGACACTCCCGACAAGCGAGGGGTGAGCGAGTTGATGATAAACAATGTGTGGGGTGTAGCCTATACTATAATATCGGGAAATGTGGCAAACGTCCTCATTCTGCTATAAGAGTATGAATATGACTGACAAGTATTACATCGGATGGGTACGTTCCGGCAAGGACGGCAAGGGCCTCGTAAAGAGTCGACCGCGCAAGCGGATAGCCAATGCCGTGACGACAATGGTCGGGAGAGGTATTGCCGACCCTCGCGACGGACTGGGCAACACCACACCGCATATAGTATATGAGTATAAGTAAAATATAACAAAACTATAAAACATAGAGACTATGAAAGCAGAATCTAACACCACCTTTGTTCCTTGTGATGCTATCACAGCCCCAGTTGATGACAACGCCCCTGCGGCTTTCGACGTTTTTGTCAAGTGGCATCGTCAGATGGATTGGTCTGCGCATGTGCGAAAACCTCTTGATATTGACGTGCTTGGCAAAATGCAGCAGATGCGCGACCATTGCGACAAATTGGAAAGAGAGAGAAGGAGTAAATGAAGACGTATATAAGAGATGCTGAAGAATAACACCATCCGCACCCTCGTAGTCGGTATGATGCCGACTTCTTTGCGTGACAATATATTCGAGAATAGATGTAGAGTTTATTCTACAAAGGGTTTAAGCCCTTCTTGTCTTACGCATACAGGCGGTAACCAAGAGATAAAAGTATTTGTGGAGCTGTGAGTAACACCACCCCATATATAGTATATAAATTTGAATAAGATATGAAACTAAGAATAATTTCAATGGAGGTTTATAATGGTTGCATCCCAGTGACCGTTTATATGGTTTAGAAATTTGTCGATCACTTCCCTTTCGGCAAATGGGTAAACATCAAAGGATTTTCCGACAAAGAAAAGGCAGTGGCGCTAATGTCGCTGTTGTATAATATGTAATAAAAACTATAGAAACAATGAAAACAGAAGAAATCAACCCTGGCGACATCCTTTACGAAAAAGAGCGAAATTTGTTGGTGAAGGTGGCGCGAGTAGATGAAGATGGAGTTGTGAAATGTTCAGCATATACTGATATGGAAAGAATATTCAAGACAGTACCTCCACCCTATCGCATAGGCACACACACCGCCGATGCCTATATTCCGGCTACTGACGTGCAGCGCAAGTATATGGAGAGAAATCTGGCAGTATGCAAGTATGTAAATCTGCCTAAGAACAACCGTATGGAGACGCTTGCCTACATCATCGCCGATTTGAAGGCAGAGAACGTGGAGCTTGAGCAGCGCGTGCATCAGCTCATGGACGACTACAACGACGTGGTACACCAGTTGAACGAAAAGGAGAAGCAGCATGACGAAAAAACGCCAAAGCAGACTTCTTTCGACATGAACCAGTTGCGCTATCATTGCGACACGGTGGAAATGATGAACAAGGAATTGGAGCGTTTTGCAAAGGCAATTCATTCCTTTGTGAAGGACAAAAAACTCTATATGGCAAAGGCGACGAACTGCCCGTACTATCAAGACGGTCCTCACGTATGCTCCACATTCTGTCTGGAATGTAAATCATGCCTGGGCATCATTGAAGGTCTTGGTGTTATTTGTGAGAAAAAGTTTGCAGCTGCAAAGGTCCGATTTATCGATGTCGATGACTGACACCGCACGCACCCTCGTAGTCGGCTTAATGCAGACACCCCCTACGACCGTATGTTTGAGAGTATGCGTCGGGTATATTCCGCTCGAGGCTTATGCCCTGCTTGTCTCACACACGGAGGAGGCAACCAAGAGATAAAAGTATTAATAGAACTATAAAAAAGATTGAACATGAGAGATTTTGTGATAAAGGCATTGCGAAACTACGGCTACCGCTTTCTTGAGAATCAGAGCGGTTGCTACACTTTTGGCAAACCGCTTGGCTACGGCATACTTCGTGCGGATGTGCGCGAGGGTGAAAACTCCGTAAGTGTCATGCTGATTGTTAAGGGAAACGTGAAGGACGGCAAACGCCCTAATCAGATATGGCAGCGGACGAGCCAGGGCTTTCTGGAGGAACATGACAAACAGAAGATGTACGAGGCTTTTGTGCAAGCCGTTGCCGACTGTGAGGCAGACATCTTCTATAAAACGTCTGTGGCTATTTTGCAAAACCGAGGCGTGAGATACGACTTCGAGGAGAATGTCCATATCGAGTAAAAGGAATAATCTACCTTTGCACAAGCATACGAAGAAAAAGGGACGATCACAGTCGTCTGACTAAACGAAACTGCGTAACATTTCAACTATGATACAACATCAACACTGGGAAGATTCAATCCGAATACTCGTCACCGACGAGCAGCATCATGGCAGCATACAGGCGTTTATTCCTCACCGCACCGAAGACAAGCCTTTGGATGGCGCAGCTGATGCTCTCATCTACTCGCTGTGGGTGGACGAAGCTCACCGTGGTCATGAGGTGGCAAAACACCTGATTGAGACCGTAGAGAGGGAGCTGAAGCGTTGCGGCATAGCGAACGTCGCAATATCGTGGGACGGACGCGACTCTCCCCTATGGGTGTTGCATTGGTACGAACGTTTGGGTTACGAAGAAAAGGCGTTAGGCCATCGATGCTGCACACTTCTCAAACGGCTGTAAGGTACGCAACCCTTTTTATTAACGAATTTATAGAGAACAATGAACATATTTATATCTACTTTTTTAGGCTGGGCATTCTTTTTTGGTGCCGTCTTCGGTTGGACATTCTTCCTCGCCTTTGTCGTTTGGCGTGTGCGGATAATGCACAAGGAACGTCTTGCTAAGAAAAGTCTGCGAAAGAGCGAGGAGAAGCGGAAGACCGACTCTGACGACATGCCTGTGCTCCTCACTCCGAAAGAGTGTCGCGAATACATGCTCAACCACATCGAGGACGGACGTTTTTACGCAATCTCGTCGCTCCGTGGCTCTGACACCACCATTGTGTGCGCTGAGCGATATGATGCCGATGAACAAAGGCTGTATTGCTATGCTTACCTTTTGATAAGCGAACGTGGTGTGTATAATGTGTATAATCTGCACATTAGTGACCCTCGCGGTATATTTATATTACGTGATTTTGTTGGCAACAAGCCCCTGCGCATCGACTTCGACTGTAATCCTCACCTCTTTGTCTTTGAAGAAGAGAACATTTCTCCGTATATCACAGATAGAGACTACAACGACTTCGTGCAAAGCTTGCAAAAGGCCGGGTGCGATTGGAAGATTGAGAAGGGCGAAGATAACGGACTGGGCTCTTACAAATATCTCTTGAAAGAAAACAATAACATAATAACAAATACAACAAGCAAATGAAAACAAAAAACATTATTACGGCATCCATACTACTTGTAGTTGCCATTGTTATCGGCTCGCTGGTAGCCACCTACTTCAGTTACAACAACCGTGAGATTGCGCTTCGCCAGCAAGCCGAAGCGCAGCGTGGAAAGATTGAGGGCGTTCACGACAAGATGTGGAAAATCATTCAGCAGAAGGCGCAGGTCACCGACGAGTACAAGCAGACCTTCGAGAAGATTTATCCGCAGCTTATTGCCGGACGCTATCAGAACGACAAGGGCACGATGATGAAGTGGATAAAGGAAAGCAACCCCAACTTTGATGTATCGCTCTACCGCGACCTCATGCAGGCCATTGAGATACAGCGTACCGAGTTTCAGACCTCTCAGGAACGTATGCTTGACATCATCCGTGAGCACGAAACGCTCACTCGCACCTACCCTGCCCGATGGTTTGTGTCGAACACCATGCCTATCGAGTATAAGGTTATTTCGTCGTCGCGCTCCAAGGAAGTGATGACGGAAGGCGAAGACAACGACGTGGATCTGTTCGGCAAGAAAGAGTAAAGGCTTATGGAACTACTCGTTTTTCTCATCCCCTTCTTTGTGTCGGCTGTGTTGCTACTGTTCTTCCGCAAGCAAACAACATGGTGGGAACATGCCATACTTATCATCCCCTCGCTCCTTGTGGGTGCAGCGATGATATGGGCGTTTGAGCGCGTAGAGTCGAGCGACACAGAATACTTGGGCAGCTACGTCACGAAGATACGCTATTACGAGCCGTGGAATGAGCTTGTGAGGAAGACTCGCTCCTATACCGACTCGAAAGGGCATCGGCACACTCGAACCTACTATGTCACGGAGAATCATCCAGAACATTGGACCTACTACGACCATTCGGGACGTGAGCGAAACTGTTCCAATGAAGACTTTTCGGCTATGAAGCGTCGCTTGTCGGTGGCTTCGGTGTTCGTGGATATGCACCGCCACTATTACACTCGTGATGGCGATGCGTATGAATACCGATGGAACGGTCAACCCGCTACGCTCTATTCCGTTACTCGTGAACATGAATATGAGAACAAGGTGAAGGCTTCGCGCTCGGTGTTTAAGTTTGAGGACATCAGCGAGAAGGAGGCTCGCCGACTTGGTTTGCACGACTATCCCAAGATACGGTTTTGCGACCAGTCGCCTATCATCGGAGCAAAGTTTTCTGCCCGTCAGGAACGAGCCATCCGCGTGCTCAATGCCCGATACGGGCCGAAGAAGGAGTTTCGCCTCTATCTGCTCTTCTATCGCAACAAGCCGCTATCCATTGCCGACCGACAACGCTCCTATTGGCAGGGAGGCAACAAGAACGAGCTTGTGGTGTGCGTAGGTCTTGACAGCCGTAACCGCGTGGTGTGGAGCGATGCCTTCTCGTGGTGTGACTCGCCCGTGCTTGCCGTGAAGAGCCGCGACTGGTTTATGTCGCACCGTCTCGACCTCTGCGCCTTCGCCTCGTTCATCGAACCGATTGTGCAGAAGGAGTGGAAACGAAAGGAGTTTTCCGACTTCAAGTATCTTTCGGTAGAACTGAGCGACAAGCAATATTGGGGCATCATCCTCCTCATGCTCCTGCTCAACATCGGATTGAGCGTATGGGTGGTGAGGAACGGTTTTAGGAATTAGTAATAACAAAATAGAGAGAAAAATGGAAACAATCTTATTGAAACACTTACTGTGCATGATGTGCGTGATAGGAGTAGTAACCCTTATCGCTTGCCTCTTTTGGCTGTGGCGCGAGTTCTTTCGTACCTGGAGAGAGAAGAAGGCAAAGCAAAAGGAGGGATGCCAACAGCAGAAAAAAACTACATGCCTGCCGGAGCCGCCTTTGCTCCTCACTCCGAAAGAGCGTCGCGAATACATGCTCAACCATATCGAGGACGGACGTTTTTACGCAATCTCGTCGTTCTGTGGCTCTGACACCACCATTGTGTGCGCAGAGCGGTATGATACCGAAGAACAAATGCTGTATTGCTATGCTTACCTTTCGATAAGCGGAAGGGGGGATTATAATCTGCATATCATCGCCCCTATCGGCAAGACCAAGTTCTGCGACTTTCTCGGCAAAAAACGACTGCGTATTGACCTCGACCTCATTCCTCGCTGCGTTGTCTTTGAAGAAGAGAACATTTCTCCGTATCTCGTAGATAGAGAATATAACACTTTCGTGCAGAGTTTGCAAGCGGCTGGATTCGACTGGAAGATTGAGAAGGGCGAAGATAACGGACTGGGCTCTTATAAATATCTCTTGAAAGAAACAAGAACAAAATAATAAGCAAAGAAATATGGATTCAAATGTAATGTCAATTTTGGGCACTCTGATGTCGGATATTGCCGAAGTAAAAGCGGTTGTCATGGGACATTGCCACAGCCTGGACGACTTGAGCTATCAAGTGACGCAACTGAACGATAAGTTCGAGGAGTTGAAAAAACAGCCATGCGCAAGCCACAAGTCTGGTTCGCTCGTCAATAATGCTGAAAAGAAACCTTCTCAGGTTGATAAGTCACGAAAGATTGACCCGAAACATTTCTATGAACTGACTTATCCCGACGACTCGGAGCGACAGAAAGAGAAGACTATCTGTTGTGCCCGAAGTCTGGACGGAGACATGCTTGAATGTTATGCGTTCATGCTGATTGACAAGAACGGCAAATGCGAAATGTACGTTGCAGATGCCGACTATCCCGATGGTGGCTGCTTGCCTTCTACCGGTTTTTTCAACAAGCTATCGGGACATGTGGGCGTAACCCTACAAAACGACTACAATCTGATCCCGTTCGTCGATGGTGACGATTTTGAGCAGTTTTACCATTGCATGACAAAGCTCGGCTATGACTTTACTTTCAATCGAGAAGTAACACCTCTTGGCAACGAAAGCTTTGACTTGGATGGAGACATCAAGAAACGAGATAAGAACAAATAATATAAACAACAATTAAACAAAACAATTATGAATATCATTTTTTCAACACTCATCGTGATTCTCATCATCATGCTGTTCACCATCTTTGCAGCATGGATAGACAAGTTCAACGCAAAGCACAAGGAGGCGTTCATTGAGAAATCTATCGACAAGGTTTCATCGCTCCTTACTTCCAAAATCGCCTTGGTGATGGAACAGTACAAGGTAGGTCCGTGGTATCTTGTGGTATATACTCAGGAAGCCAACCACCCTATATGGATCTCTAACAACAATATCCGCAGCGTACACCCCGACCCAAAGAACCGCAAAATCATTATCAAGCAGTTCTGTAATGAGGATATGGTGATTGAGAACGTGGAGAACTACGAGTTGTGCTCGGCCAACGAAATGTGCGACTACGACATGTAGACGGGCGCAACTAACAATATACTTTGACTGGATGTTTCATTCGCAAATTTTACTTTAGGCATGGTCCTGTTGTCCGTGAGGATAGCAGGGCTTTTTGTCTATTCCCACCCTGAGCATGTCCGCCCCTTCTCCCCGTCTTTCCCTATATTTGCATCATAAAAACATTCAACAAAACATATATTCTTCACAATGACAACAGTTAGCAACTTAAGCGAGCTCCAACAGCGTAGTGAGGAGCTTCAGTCGCAAGGCTACGAGGCAGTTCTGCCTGGCGCGTTCTGTGCGCCCAAGCAGGGAGGCAGCAACGTGTTTTCGTGGGGCGAGTACGTTCACCAGAAGCTCACGGCTTCGGCTACCATGACCGGAGCGGAAGGCAATGCGGCAAGACGGGAGATTTCTGCCGTGTTCGGCTCGTCGGGCGGCGAGAACAAAGCCAAACCCGAAGGTGTGGGCACTAAGGGATTGGGCTTTATGGAGTGGGGAGTGGGCAACCAACTGCCCAACCTCGTGTATCTGCTCTCCAAGATGTCGCCCTTCACAGCAGCGGGAGTGGATTTCGTGAAAAAAATTCTCGTGGGTCGCGGACCATGCGCCAAGTATCACTATACGCAGTATGTCGGTGGCAATATCACCGAGAAGTCTATCCCCTACCCTTCGGCTGGCACCTTGCTCCGCGGACAGATAGCCGACCTCAAGGCTAAGGAAAAGCAAATGTCAGATTCGGATAATCAATCTTCACAATCGGATAACCAATTCTCAAAATCGGTTAATCAACTCTCACAATCGGCGAACAATTCTGATAGTGAAGACAGCGAAGAGATGAAGTCGCTCAAGGCGGCACTGAAAGAATGGGAGCGCACCGATGAGGAGTTGCAGGCGTTTGTTGAGAACAACGACCTCCACAAGACCTACCTTGAGATGGCAGGCGATATGTCGCTCATGTCGCAATGCTTCTGCGAGTTGCAGCTTAACCAACGCCAGTTGGACGAGAATGGCCGCCCCGTGCCTACGTCGCAATGGAACCCGAAGATTGTCGGCATAAAGCCACGCTCGGTGTTCACTACCCGACTGGAGCGCATGGATAGTCAGTATCGCATCAACTATGCCTACCTCTCCAATCAATGGCTCGACTCCACACAGACGCTCACCGAAACCGACCGTCGCATTGCTGCCGTGCCTTATCTCGCTGCCGACACAGCCGTCTCCGACCTCAACCGCCATGTGCGTGAGGCTCGTCAGCAGCGGGTGAGCCGCAAGAACCGCCCAACACGCTTCATCATGTCGCCACGCGACTTCGGCGGTCCTTACTATGCCGATGCCCTTTGGCACAGCATCTTTGCCGGAAGCATCTTTGAGTATGCCTTCACCATCGTTGACGATCGTCTCACTCGCAAGCGCAACAGCAACATCATCGGTCGCGTGATTTACATTCATCAGGAATATCTCAAGCACCTCTACACCCAGCAGGGCGAGAACAAGAGCAAGACGATGGCGCAGATTCAGCAGGAGGTGTTCACCGACATCAACCGCTGGCTGTCTAATCCCGACAATGCAGGTCAGGCTCTTATCTCTGCCGTGTTCACCGGATTGGACGGCAAGGAGCACAAGGCATGGGAGATTGTGGAGATTGAGAGCAAGGCAAACTCGCAAGCGCAAGCCGAGAAGACCGAGCTCCAGGAAATTTCCTCCATCATCTTCTTCGCTATGGGCTTGGACTCGAAGCTCATAGGCAACACCCCAGGCGACGCTACATCATCGGGCGGCACCGACCTTCGCGAGCGTTTCCTCGTAAAGCAAATCCAATTTGCGCCATTGCAGCAGCTCATGCTCCGACCGTTGGAGGTGATAAGCAAGTTCAATAAGTGGGACCCGCACCTGGTGTGGCAGATTGACCGCGAAGTGCTCACCACGCTGGACAACTCGAAAACAGGGGTGACGATGCAGGAATAGTAACGAACAAATGATATAGAGAATGATAGAACTGAATAAGATATATAATGAAGACTGCCTCGAAGGCATGAAAAGGATTCCGGACGGGAGCGTGGATTGCATTGTGTGCGATTTGCCGTATGGTGTCATCAACAAGCAGAGCGAGGGAGGAGGATGGGATAGTATTATTCCACTTAATTCCTTATGGGAACAATATCAGCGCATTACAAAACCCAATGCAGCTATAATCCTATTCGGACAGGGTATGTTCACGGCAAAGCTGATGATGAGTAACGAGAAGATGTGGCGCTATAATATCACTTGGGATAAATGCCGTACAACTGGCTTCTTGAACGCAAAGAAGTTGCCATTAAAGCAAACGGAGATTATTTCCGTTTTCTACAACGGACAGCCAACCTATCATCCACAAATGCGCAAATGTCTTCCACATGAACGTAATCATAGCAGAGGAAGGCAAGAGAAAGAGCAAACTAACAGATGCTACGGAAACTTTGGCAAGGCAGATGATGTTATAACTGACGAAAAATACCCAACTGATATTGTCGTATTTCAGAGGGATATTCACAATAGTTTCCATCCCACCCAGAAGCCTGTAGCTCTTATTCAGTACCTCATTCGCACTTACTCCAACGAGGGCGACACCATCTTAGACAACTGTATGGGCAGCGGCACCACCGCCATTGCAGCCATCCGCGAGAAGCGCAACTTCATCGGCTTCGAGCTCAACAAGGAGTATTACGACAAGGCTTGCAAACGCATCAAGTTGGAGCAAGCGCAGCTCAAGCTGTTCTGATTCAGAAAAACTATATAAAGTGATTCTTATGGCAAAGATTGTCTATTTTGGCACGAATGGTAGTAGCGGTCATACAGCAATAGGTATTGACGCTAATCTGAAAAACGATGAATACAACAAGTGGTGTGAGTGTGACAACGACGGTTGGATAAATAAACTGTATAGCGAGCCAGAAAAGCGCACTCGTTATGTCCGTCATTACGATTTGATATATACGGCTTATTCTATTCCAACGTCGCTTGATGACCATCGCTTAGGTTCGCATACCAATTTGTTTTGGGAAGGCTATCATTCGGAGCAGGAGATGGAAGAGTTTATCAAAAAAAACAGTTTCTTGAAAAAACAGTTTGGAATGTAAAAGACTTGGATAATTCAAAATTGAGTAATTCCTAATCGGCTTGCCGACAATTCAAAACTCAAAACTCAAAATTCGCATAGCGTATGATTTTATCAACAACCAAGGAGCTACGGCTCCACATCCCCAGCAACGCCATTGACGAGATAAGTTCTCTTCAAGGCATACTCGACAACAGCGAAAAAGATTTTCTGCGCGACAAGTTGGGCGACTCGCTCTACAACCGATTGTGCGAGTACTATCAGACCGTTTCGCCCGACGACTTCTATATGGCAGTCTGTAACGGCGAGAACACTCAGCACCCCTGGATGCAACTCCTGCTTATGGCACAGCGCATGGTGGCATACGATGCCATGTCGCGCTTCGTCTATACACAGGCTCTCTCTATCAACGGCACCGGCATCAACGTGGCTTCAAGCGACGATTACGGCACGGCATCCAAAGACCTCCTCGATAAGGGAGTGCAAGGCTACAAGCGCGAGGCAATGGTGTCGCTCAACCAAATGCTCGTGATGCTCGAAGGTTGGGCTAAGAAGATGGCTACACCCGCACCCATCGCCGATGCCGACACCATCGAGCAACCCACCGAACCAAAGGACGAGGAGCACAAAGCCATTGAAGAGATAAGCCTATTGTGGCAGGAGAGTCAATACTATTACCTCCACCACGACCTCCTCATTGCCACATGTGCCGACCTTCAGCACTACCTCGACATCTACGAGAGCCGTGAGAAGTTCATCCGTCTTCTGCCCGACCTCCACTTCATTCAAGACGAATACATCAGTGAGGCTATTGGCGAGGACACGGTGCAGCGTCTGCTCCACACCGACGCCCCTGCCGACAAACCGCTTCTGCGTAAAGTACGCCGCCTGATGGTGGCCCACCTCGAAGAACGCACAACAATACTCACTATTGACAAGGCACGCCGAGCCGCTGCCCACAACGAGGCCATCTCCCTACGTTCCTCGGTGCTCCGGCTCATGGAAATGCGCAAGGCAGCGGCCGCTGCCAACAACACCCCAGACAAGCCCTCAACCAACACCACTGACTCAACAAGCAAAGGCTACGAGAACAACCAGCCAAACAGCAAGATATTCGTGTCGCCATTGCTGTACTAAAGTTATTCGTCGGCAAAACAAAAAATAACTATGGAAGAAATAATTCGTATTCTAACCCCTGCCCTCTCCGCTCGTATGCTCACCTCCGACCAGCGTGAAGCTTTCGAGTGTGGTCTTACTCTTCTCGAGCAGAATCCACGGGCAACGTCGTTCGTAAAGGAGAGCCGACGATTCCGCGACTACCATCGTCGTGTGCGTCAGCTCCTCACCTATCTGCAAACCATGCAGACCTCTCGCACGGAGATAAAGCGTCACGTCGGTCGCCCCACCCGTGAGGAACAGGCCCTCTATGCCGAGCAGCAGAAGGAGAAAGCTCTTGAGGAAGCGCGTCGCTCGCTCTTCCCTGACCTGCAGCCCGACCTCACCTTGCAGCCTCTCACCTACGGCGGCATCGTGGCCAACCCCAACGGCGAGACCATTGCGTCCACCATGCCCAACCTCATGCAGCTCCGACCGTTCCTCTCCGAACGTCTGCAAGAGCAGGTCAACACAGTGCGCTCCTTGCGCAACGAGATGGCAGCAAAGGCTGAGCAAGCCAAGACCATGGCCGAAGCCAACGAGAAGGCTGGCAGACCTATCTACACCGAAGAAGAGATTGCCCTTCTCGCCACCCGTGCCGTAAAGATAGAAAGCGAAATCCTGCCTCGTATCTACATCAACGTTGACCGCGAAATAGGCGAGGCATACCTTCGCCTATCACCGCGCACCGGCGACCCCGAATACATCGTCCGAATAGAGAAAGCGTGCAACGTGCCACCACAGAACCTACGCGCTCAGTTCCGTCCCTTCTACGACAAGGCACTCTCCCGCGACCCTCTCTTCGCACAGTCGGTAGCCGACAAGATAGCCAACGACCGACCCGAGGTGAAAGCCGCCCGCGACGCAGCAGCCAAGCACAAAGCCGAAGCCGACGCTCTCATCAAATATATCATGCGTAAGGACAAGCCATCGACCAAAGCCCGCGTAAAAGGCCTTACCGACCGCATCGCCCAACTCCGCAAAGACTACGCCGACATAGTGACCGAAGACGAACTGAAGGGCTTCGAGGCAATATTGGAGAAAACCAAAAGTGAAGTTTCACCAAAGGCTTAGAAAGACCTAAAAAAGGCTTAGTAAGGCCCAGTAAAGCTTATCATCATCAAAAAGAAAATCCTATGACTCCCTTCAATATTCTAAAATCCGCTTGCACCTCCGCTTGTCGTCAGACACCTGCTTGCGCGCCAAGCTACCGAGCCATGCTCAAGACAGAGAATATCAGTCAGATGATGGCTGTGTGGCGCGAGTATTGGGAAGACATCGCCGACGGCAAGTATGCCGACATCATCAACGACCGTCTGCCTGCCCTTTACCCCACCCTGCGCAAAGAAATGAATGCCGCCGGCATCTACGTCAACGAATGTCCGAAAACTGCCCCCGAATTTGTCTTTGTGCTCGTTACCGACTACGACTATATCGTTGACATCCACGACTACGCCCGATGTTACGTCTTAGGCAATGCCGTTGTTCGTGCTTGGGATCATAGTCAGGTATATAGTAGCCGTTGCGACGCAGCTTGCATCTCGCTCCACGACCATGCCTACGGCCATATTAGCAAAGGCTGGACGCAAGCCTTTACCGCCGCCCGACTATGGACCGCCACCGATGCCGTATTGAACGGCAGCGTAACGTGCGAGGCTCACGGAGGTACCATCAAGGCCCTCTCCTACCGCAAGCTCGAAGCCTACGGCGACACCAAGGTACATGCCGCATCAGAGCGTAACATCACGCTCTACGGCAACGCCCACATCATAGTTTAATTTTTCCCAGGCTTAGAAAGGCCCAGTAAGGCTTATTACAAATAACAACCAACATGAACAGCAAACTCACAATTCTTGCCGACGGCAAGCCGCTCGCCCTAAAGGAAGACGCATCCATCAGTATAGAGTTGAGCAACCCATTGTTCAACGACATCGAGATGTTCTCCTATCCCGTGAAGCTGCCCATCGAAGGCAACCGACATTTCCTAAAGAACGTGGATGATGTCAGCAGCGACATCCGCCCCATGAGCTACGAGCACACTCCGATGCAAATCATTGCCGACGGTGTGCCCCTCGCCTCGGGCCCATCCATCATCCAGGAAGACGAGCGACTGGAGGACTCCCTCTCACTTAACGTCGATGCAAGCGCACAATCATTCTCCGACCTTATTAGCGATCTAAAGTGCAACGAAGTGCCTATACCGTCCAAATATAAGGACCAGCTCTTGATAGGCGAGAAGATAGATAAGGTGGATGTGAGCGTGACCTACAACACGAGCGTTGTAATTAAATACGAGGGAAAGAAAGGCAACAAGAAATATGGATCGGTGGGTGAAGACAAAACCGAAGCATCTTTTTCTCCGCAAGCTCTCGGCTTCTCTTACCCGGCACAATGTGTGGAGGAAGGCAACAATCACGAAGCCAAGCTGAAGAAGACTTACACCTATCCGCGCGGCAACGAAGTTAAGGTGCCCGAAGTGCTGAAATCATATATCAACGTAAGCGACCCCTACCCTCTGAAGCCATACTGCAATGCCCGTGTCTGCTATAAGCATTACGATATTGACGAAAAAGGAGAAACATCATCCGATGTAGTAAATTCTATCACCGGTCGTGATGGTGAGAACAACCTAAGCACACTGGAGCAGGAAATGTACGAAGACCGTGGTCCTGTATGGGTATTGGATGCCGACCGCCCGCAGTCGGGCATCTGCTTCTATGTGCTGTTCTTCCTCGACTGTCTCTTTGAACATCTTAGCGTACAGTTCGACAATTCGGCTCTTACAGCCATCGGCGACTTGAACCGCTTATGCTTCTTCACCACAAAATGCTCCTACAACATCGAACCGCTTTATGCCAAGGAAACCTACAAGGAGAACGATAAAGAGGTTATTGCCGGACTGAAAAAAAAGGGCGACGTGAAGGTTGGCTTTTTCCAGAAACAAGCCAACAGCGAAAAGGACGTTGCTAATCTGTTCGATGATGTAAACGCATGGCTCAGTTCGCGCGGTTGTGGCGGCAAACTGAAACTTGAAAATCCGAAAGACAAGAGCGTTCAGGAGGTGAAGTATCGTAAGGTGACGTATAAGGTAGTAGAGAAGCCGTATGATGGTAGCTTCTACAACCAAGGCGTGTTTAAGGACACCGAGGTTGTGACGGTGGAAGATGATAGTTGGACCACCGTCACTGTAGGCACCGATAAAGTGGCAAGCATCACTTGTAAGAGCACCATCAAGTCGGCACAGATGAGTGCAAGTATCTTCCGTATGTATGCCAATGAGCAGAACTTCCCTGCTGAGTCGGTATCAGATGTTATCAACTCGCTTGAGCAGCAGTTCGGCATAAAGTTCCATTACGACTACGAGCAGAAGAAGGTAACTGCCTATCTTATCCGTGACGTGTTCCGCAAGCAGAATCCCGACCCTCGCACCTTCCATGCCGAAGTGCTGTCTATGGTGCCCATGACGGAGAAGATAACCGGTGTACGTGCCGGATATGCAGCCGAGAGTGAGGCCAAGGAGCAGAAAGACAACGTAAAGAATGCCGTTAAGGATTTCAATACCGATTACGACTATATCGAATACCCTAAAGACCACACCGTGACGAGTCTTACATATAAAGACATCATTCATCGTGTCAAGAATACTGAAATGAGCGTGTTCGTAGACCTTCAGACGGGCAACAAATATCGTGTAAAGATAGACAAGAATTTTACTGATGCAAGCAATATGGAGCCTCGCTTGTTTGAGGTGGCAGCCATGAAGGGAGTGGAAGTAGGTGATTGTTCGACAATAAACGAAGACTTTATTCAGGAATTTAAGTCATCATTCGTTCCCGTTGGTATGGTGGATGCCAACTACCGTAAAGCCCTATCGTCAAGCACGGGCAGCAAATGCGCCACTGACAACACAAAGCAACCTGCCGAGGTGGGCAAGCAATACAGCGGATATGAGTTTGGCGAGATAAACGGATCTTACGCCAAGACTCAGATGGCAGCTCTCATTGACGAGGATATGGAGCATGAGTTTGTGAAGCAGTACATCAAGAATACCATGTCGTCAATGGTAGCCGACTTCTACGTTACCGAAGAACTCTCGCTGCGTGAGAGCTACGATCCTTCTTCCACCGACGATGGCAACTCGCCCCTTCAGTCATACGATTGGGGCTTGTCGGTGGCTATCATGCGAGGTGGCGGCGTGGACTCAACACACGAAGCCTATGATTACAACTATGACGGGTTCGGTAACTCCAAATGGCGCACCAAGGCGGGCGAGTATGCCCTGACTACCGACTCCATCGACCCCTACGGTGTAGAGTACGACTACAATGGCATTGAGCCGGGCAATGGTAACGAGGAGCGTTTCTCCCTGAAGCCTCGTGCTTGGGTGCAGCCCGAATGGGCAGATGCTCCGCTTGTGGTGAACACCCCGTCGGTCAAGAACCGTGGCTATGTAGACGTGTTCCTCGTCGATTACATCTATTTTCTCCTACATCGCAAGAAGTATTACGTCAAGTGTCTTGCCTCTGTCGCTCAGATAGCCGATATTCAGAATCATTGGAAAGAGTGGTGGACCATCGACGGCAAGAAATGCCTTATCAACAAGGTAAATGCTGACGTATCGGCAAAGGAAGGAATGGGAGAAGTAGAGCTTGAAATTTATAGCATTTAAATAATAACTACTAAATAACAACTGAAGCAATGGCAAGTTTACTTAGATTACATTCAGGTTCGGTATTTAATGGCAATCCTATTGTCTTCATCGTATGGCCTATTGCACTTAAAGAAACGCCTTCGTTTCATCGTATGATATTCGAGGTGAAGTGTCGCATGAGTGGCATGAGTGACGGCAAATACGAGACAATAAAGATGTCCGAGCCTATAAACAACGAAAAAGGCAATCCAATAACTGTAGATATTTCGTCTGCCCTGCGCTCCTTCCGCGACTCCTATGAGTATTCGCCTGAGCCAGGTGTTATGCCAGTAGTGAAATTTAACGTTTCGGCATACGACGAATATATGACTAATGGCGAACTGCATAAGTCGGAACCCGTGTCGTATCTCGCTGGCGAGGACGTGAAGCAAACCTTGTTCGGAGGATTCTCTGACTACGACCGACTTATGGCTACAAACGACACTATGCCCGTTAGCCGAATGACTCGCAAGCCTACCACCATACCACAGTTGGCGTGTGTAGGCGAAACCATCATCTACGTAGAGCCATACTCTCCTGCCGTTGACTTCACAACCGCCACATGGGAAGCTCCCGAAGCCAAAGCCTACAACATAACGGCAGAAGGCGCACAGTCCGTAGGCGGACAGCAGCTCTTTGCCCTGCCTGCTTCCGAGGCAGCACGTCGCACGGAGTTTCGCTTCATCAACTCGTTCGGTGTGCTTGAGAGCATCAGCATACCCAAGAGTTATGCACAGGAAGTAGACATCAAAGCCACTAACTACATCGTGACACGCAAGGAAACCTTGCACTCCTTCTCTCGGTCGGCAGTACGCAAGCAGGGCAACAAGGAAGGTTGGAACTATATGACCGACCCGTTGGATGAAAAATGGCTCGCTTGGTATCTTCACGAATTGCTCATGTCCGAACACGTATGGCTGAAGATTAACGGCAAGTTCCTGCCATGTACCATCGAGTCGGAAGAGACCATAAAGTATGCCGACGATACCAAGGACGATATATACAGCGTATCATTCACAGCACGACTCAGTTTCTGCGGTAGCACAAAGATATAAGTCTTTTAGTTTTCATCTCTATATTTCTTACGACCTCAAGAGACACCATGCTCTTGGGGTCGTTTGCGTTAGGGTATGTCCGCATCATGCTAATGCTTTTCCCTAAATTCGCAATGGAAAATCAACATAATATATGACACAAGCGACAACCAAAGACTATTGGATTTCGCCTTCGGCATTGCATATTGAACTAAATGCCCTTGGCTATCCCGACTATATCCAGGCATCGTGCGTAAGCGGTGCCCAGATACTTGTGTACGTCAAGGACATTATCGGCTTCGATGCCGGACACAACTACCGACGCTGGCCTTTGCAGGCTGTTGCAACGGTATTCAATACCCACACCGAGAAATATGTTTATGTCGCCATTCCTCGCGATATGACGCTCACGGCTTCGGCATGGATAGTATTCCCGTCCGAACAGATAGACATCTACGGCAAGAATGAAAAAGAAGAGCAGATAGGCGACGAGAAGTACTACTACATATTTCTGCAAGGTATCATCACTTCGTCGGGCGATAATGGCACGGTGCAGCGCGATTGGAAGGAAGGCGGCAGGATTGTATATGGCTACTTGTCCTCAGACGAAGCTATCAGCGCCATCCCCAATGAAAGCGAGTGGTATAACTATTCAGATGGTATCGTGACCTTCCTCAAGGACATCACTATGAAGGCAGGCACCAAATTCCGCCAACTCTTCGCGAAGACCCTCACTATCATGTCCGGAGGTAAAATAGCCTTTGAGAATCAAGGTGAGGTGAATGGAGTGGCCATTGATTCAACTTCACTCGACTCTGTAGATAAAATTGTTACCCCAAACTATCTTGCGAGTCAGGCTTTGTCTAAAATTAATGACGATATTGCGCATGGAATAATCCGCTTTATGCAAGGCTTGAAGCTGGGCAACGGTGTGAAAGGTATTGACGCTAATGGAAATGCGGTGCTGGGGGACGTGCAGATGCTGGATGCTGTACTGCGACGTATCGTGTCGCTTGGCTACAACGGGGCTACACAGCAGGGTTTCGGCATCGTTGACCGTGGCGACGGCAAGTTCAGGCTTGACATCAATGACCTTCAGGTGTGGGGCAAGGCTGTATTCCAGGAGCTGGAGGTGAGGAAGCTGTCGTATGCCGGGGGTAATGTGTACCTGAGCGGTTCGGGGAGCAAGATATTCAAAACCGAGGAGCTGTATGCCGAGGCTGGCAAGTTGAGGGGCTGGCGCTGCTGGCTGCTGGCTGACGATGGCACTACGGCGACGCAGAACATGTGGCGTGTGGGCGACCAGGCTCGCTGTCAGACGTTCGGGCTGGCCGACAAGCAGAAGCCGACGCGCTCGTGGTGGCGACTTGTGACTGCCGTGAGCGAGGCGAATGTGGCGCTGACAGACGCGGAGGGCAACGAGCTGTATGACGGCAAGAAGTTCGGGTGGATAGAGATAGCAATGGACAACTGCGAGCCGAGCAGCGACGTGCCCAAGGCTGGCGACACCATTGTGCTTGACGGCAACCAGAACCCTAACGAGCGTGACCGCCAGGGCGTGATGATATTGGAGACGACGGGGGCGAACACTCCCCGTATTGTGGCGTACAAGGGTGTTGTGGGATATACGCATGAGGGCTGTGAGGTGTTTTATTTCTCTCCGCAAGGCTGTAAGATCGTGTCTACGTCGTTCGAGTGGGTGTCGCCGACGGGTGACATTATCCATATTGTCAATTACAGAGGCGAGTGGCAGAGTGGCGTGAGCTACGGCTATTATGACGAGGTGAGCCACGGCAACGGTGTGTGGCTGTGTACTAACATCAACGGCAGCACTACTGAGCCTAAGGAGGGCAATGCCGACTGGCAGCTGGTGATGAAGGCGGAGAAGGGAGAGAAGGGCGACGACGGTGTGGCTTATCAGGTGATGATAACGAGTGACACTGGCACGGTGATGATAAACGGCTCGGGGAAAATGACGCTCAACGCTACGCTTTTGTGTAACGGCGAAGACATCAGTGACACTGTTGGCAACAGTGCATGGTCATGGTGGCGAAAGTCGGCCGACGCTGAAGACGATGCTGTATGGAATAGGCTGCATGAGGGCGTGGGGCGCTCGTGTCTTATCACACGTGATGATGTGGACAGACAGGCGCAATTTGGGTGTCGTGTGTACATATCAGACACGAAGATTATTAATAGTAAATAATATAACTTTAATTCAAAAATAAGATTATGGCAAAAGTATTGGCTAATGGTCAGATTACTATCGTTGACCTCAATGACGGCAAAGCCGTTCAGTGTTTCACTCAGTGCTCTAAGGGCGAGACTCAGATTTATACTCCCGACACGGGTGTGTACACTCCGAACTATTCGGCAAGTAGCCCTAACGTTATCACTGCCCGTGTCTACGTGACTGGCAATGCTTCAGACCAGGCTCCGACAGCTGCTTGTACCGAGTGGTCGTGGAAGGTGGATGGTGCGGCTGCTACCCCAGTGAGCGGCAAGTCGTATCAGCTTAACCTCGCAAGCAACATCGCCAATAACGGCAGCGTGAAGAACATTGAATGGTCGTGCAAATACACTGACCCAGAGACTAAGGCTACGACTACGTGCATCGGCTACAAGACGATTTCGCTTGCGAAGAGTGGCGGTGCGCTCCAAACGGTGCAGATTGAGACTCCCGATGGCAACACGTTCGACTCGACCAACAACACGAGGAAACTGCGTGCCGTGGCGAAGTTCTTCCGTGGCAATGTGCAGGACACTTCTTTGACTTCGATGTCTTGGGATGTGCTGAATATCAGTGCAGGCACATGGAGTCCTGTGGCTTCGGGCAACGTGAGCACTTCGGGTGGCGTGAGCACTCTGAACGTGAGTGCAAATGACGTGCTTAACTTCCAGACCTTCCGCTGTACTGTCAAGGATGATGGTGATACCGCCAGCGCTATCGTCACGTTCTTCGATGCGAGCGACCCATACGTTGTGGAGGTGTACTCGCTGACGGGTGACAAGATTGTGAACGGTGCCCAGTCTACCGAGCTTTTCGCCCGTGTATGGAAAGACGGCAAGGTGGTGGAGGATGGCGCTGCTGTGAAGGCAGATACCAGTCATGCTTCAAGCTTCACGTACAAGTGGACAAAGTACAATGCCAGCGGTGTTGCTACCAACTGGAACGGTACGGAAAGTCCAGTAAACGCTTCGACCAAGCCTTACGTCACCGTGGCTAACGCTGACGTGAGTGGCAGAGGTACATTTACTTGTGAGGTGTCTAAATAAGGGCACCTCACCCTTATTTTTTCTGTAAACTAAAAGATGAAAGTGTATGGCAACATTATTGGCGAGGGGTCAGATAACGATAGCGGCGATAAGGGATGGTACTGACGGTAAGGACTACTGGCAGCAGGATGTGTGGGTAGACTTGTCGGCTGCAACCTACGACCAGAATACATGGTACACGGTTGTGGGAGAAAGGTTGCCGGAAAATGGTTTTGCAGGCATTAAGGTGGTGGTGAATCTCAATAGCGGCACCAAGCCTTCATGGTCTACTCATTCGTCAGGCTTTTCTGTAGATTTCCATATTGACACACAAGCTTCGGGCTGGGGCACTACATATGCAGAGACAATCATCTATTCTGATACCTTCAGCTATTGCCCTGTTTCTCCTGTAAGCTACAAACAGTTAGGTTATGGCAGCATACCTATATTATATCTTCGAGGCGGTGGTAGGTATCGTGTAATCTCTACATATAACGCAGCGTGGAAAATATATAAAGACGGTTACACTTGGCAGTCGGGGAAATACTCTCAGTCTGCCATGCCTTCCAGCTCTCGCCCTACCCCCGAGGGTCATACTCTAAAGGGGGACAAGGGAGATAAAGGTGACACTGGCAATGCAGGCTTAACTTTTGCTAATGGCAAGTCACTATACAAGGATTTACTGTTTGATGAGGGATATAATGGCTGTGTGGGTTACAACAATCTGGGTAACAAAAATGTTAAGTTAACCATAGTCCCAAAATCGTCAGACAACCCTTATGCTATTGCTAAAAAAGAGCTTAAAATAGAGACTACGGGAGCTGCTACCCCAGATCATGGTGGAGTACAGCAGGAAATAATGTCACGGGCAAGCGCTGTGTTCGTGCGCCGTGTTATTGCAAAAATACCTAAAGGTTATACATTGCATAATGCTGAGAACGCAATGGGTACAGGTATGGTGAATAAATGGTTGACTCCCAATGTTGGCACTGGAACCTTTACCGAATACATATATATGTATCAGTGTGGTGCGAGTGGAAACTTTAGTACAGCTGGCCATATGTATCTGTCTGGTGGTACAACCGCCACCGCCGACAAACCAGTGGTGTGGTATATAGCATCATGCGAGACTTATGATATGACTGCTGGCAGCTCTGCACAGATAAAGTCTACTGAGGTGATGTATGCTACATCTACTTCGGGCACTTCTGCTCCAACGAGTGGTTGGCAGAAGAATATTCCTACTGTTGCATCAGGTTCATTCTTGTGGTCAAGGTTTACTATTACATACATGGACGGCAGCAAAGCCGTGTTATATAACGTGAGCAAGATGGGTGACCGTGGCCCTGCTGGCAAGGATGCAGTGTCGGCTTCGTTCTCGCCTGCTGCTCTGACTTTTTCGGCTAAGACTGATAGCAACGGCAATGCTACGGCTGATACGACGAGTGAAAATACCGCCACAATCACGATGCTTGAGGGCAGCAGTAAGGTGACAGGAACTTACTCTATCACTTCGACTGTGGGTTGCACGGCTACAATATCGGGCAGCACTGTGACGGTGCAGAGTGTAGCTCATGACACTATTGACGGCAGGGCTATCAGCAGGACTTCGGCAAGCGTCACGGTGAAGTGCGTGTATAACGGCAAGACGTGCTATGTGGACCTGCCTATCAGCGTGAGTGTGAGTGCTGTGTGGGGTGGCTTGGTGACTTCGCAAAAGGGACTGGAGTCGAAGTACACAGAGATAAGCAATACCGTTAACGGAATACCTATCAAGACCGATACCGACCTGACTAAATACACCTCGAAAATAGAGCAGTCGGCAAGAAATATATCTCTTAAAGTTGGCGAGACCGTTGTGGGCAGACACAATCTGCTTACGGGCAGCGCATTCGAGAAGAAAACCGATTACTGGACAGGCAACGATGCGTATACGCCCTATATCTCGGTGCTTAACAACTACAATGGGTACAACTCGGTTGTGATAGAGGGTAAGAGTGGCGGCAACCGTGGCGTAGATTTTATACGTGTTAAGGTGAAGGAGGCTCGCAAGTATGTTGTTAGCGCAATGCTCAAATGCAGTGGAGCGGTAAGCGAAGGAGAATTTAATGCGTACATCTTGCAACGCGACGGTAGTATGGCCGAATTAAACAAGAACCTTTTTATACCGTTCTCGTTATCTAAGAACATGATAGCTAACGAATGGATGCTTGCTGCCGAGACATTGACCCTTGACGCTAACACAGCGTACATAGATTGCGTTTTCCTCTATTACGGCACAAAGATAGCCTATATAGCCTGTCCGCAGATAGCCGAAGGTGAGGAATATGCGGGATACACACTCTCGGAACAAGACAGAGGGTACATAGGCGGAAACTTGTTAATCAACACCGATACCCTTGTTAAGCCAGACACCTTATCTATATACAACTCTGACCCTCTTGTTGTAGACAGTACGCATACATCCTTGTTGCAAGAAGGTGATGCGAACAAGTATGGCAGCTATGCTACATTGTATACCGACGCGACATCTGCCGAAGTAAACACAATACGGTGGAACTTGAAGGGAATGAACCTGATTAAACAGGGACAGATGTATATGTTGTCGTTTGTTGCTAAGGGTACGGGCAAGGTCTGTGCATATCTTTATAATGACGGTACACCTCTTGTATCTACTGAGGCAAGCGGATTTACATCGAGCAATCAAAGTGCTGATGGAAATGCGTTAATAACGTTAACATCATCCTGGCAGCGATATTTTGTTTTTTGGCGCATTGTGGGTGATAAGTTGCCTATATACGTTTTGTTCCGTGCGATGAAGGGCAGTAAGTTGTATCTATCGCAACCAAAATTGGAATATGGTGCTACAGTAACTGAGTATCGTGCCAAGAAGACTGGCTACGTTGAAGACAAGTCGATAGCTGGCAGTCTGCTTGATGCGGGCATTGACATCAACAGCAAAGAAATAATGCTTACGGCCGACAAGACGACCTTCAGGACTACCAAAGGCACTAAGGTTGCTGTGTTTGACGAGAGTGGTATCAACGCTCAACTTGTTAGGGCGCAGTGCCTACAAACCAAGGGTACGAACGGAGTGGAGGTACGGATAGAAAACGGCATGATGCAGGTGTTCGGCGCAGCTGGTGTAGCCAACATACGCTTCGGTTTGGACGAGAATGGATATGCCACACTTGGGTATTACGACAACCACGGCAACCTGCTGTACGACCTTGGTCCGAAGGGAATTGTTAAGCTTGACGTGTCAAATTCTACCATGACTCGTACCGCCTTTATCAATCTTGACGCGGCTGGACTTGTATCTCCTTACACGGAGAAGAAGGATGGCTATTTGTGGATAACAGCCGATAATAACAACAAATTCTTTGGCTTGCAAGGTAAGCCGAATACCTATGTCCGTGTTAATCTTGGCGTATCGAAGAGCGTAACGCTGTATAAGTATCGTGCTCCACGGTTGAATGGCGAGGTAATCGCAGACGACAAATATAGCATGACTAAATCGCAGACAGAAAAGGCAGATGGTTGTTACTTTACAAGCAGCCAGATACAGATAGTTGGCAGTAATTTTACCAATCTCGCCAAAGGCACTTATCTTCCATGGGATGCTAAGACTCAAGACAATACAAAATATCGTCCAATCGGTGTTAAGTCGGTGCCTAAGTTGTCGGTCAACAGCTTCATGTCGCTTAGTACTTCAGCTTTAGCAAGTACGTCGCAGCTACAGACACTTAGTACAGTGTATGGTGGCGGTATTTTTGTTTTCCCTGATGATGGGTTTGGAAATGTGGAAATAAGTTAGTTGATATTATAAAACAAATAAATTATGACAGAAAAAAGGATTAAAGTAGTGCTAACCCCTGTTTACTCTGAGTGGTCGGCTGAGAGATGCGAGAGAGAATTAACGTTTAGTATGATGATGAGAGCGGAACTATTGTTATTAGGAATTAATTTTTGATTATGAAAGCAAGCGACATATTGATTGATAAACTCAAGCAATTCGAGGGGTATCGGGCTAAGGCATACCGATGCCCTGCTGGGGTGTGGACGTGTGGGTATGGGCATACTAAGGGCGTAACGGCTCGCACGGCGTGCGACAAAGCGAAGGCTCTTGCATGGCTACGCTCTGACCTTGCGCCTATCGAGAGTTTTCTTTCTGCCATTCCAGAGGTGACGAAGACGCAAGGACGCTTTGACGCTTGTGCTGACTTCTGCTTTAACCTTGGTACGGGTGCGTTCCGTGGCTCTACGCTCTTTAAGCTGATACAGAAGAAGGCTTCGGTGGCTGCTATTCAGGCGGAGTTCTTGAAGTGGATTTACGCAGGAGGTAGACCGATGGAAGGACTGAAGACGAGAAGACGGTGGGAAGCAGGCCGCTTTGCGGAATGAAGAGTTGAGAGTTAGGAATTGATAGTTAGGAATGACGAATTACAGATTATGGAGAATTTAGTAACGAAGCTTGTGGATAAGGTGGGTAGCGATAAGGTGATGCACGTGGAAACGTGTGCGCTTATAGCTGTTGTGGCGAAACGATGCTCGGGCAGTGTGGCGATAGGTGCTGCTGTTGCCCTGGGTGTAGGATTGCTTAAGGAGCTGTATGATGTTGCTACGGGAGAGGAGTTTGACTGGAAAGACGTGGCTGCGGATGCTGTGGGAGCGGTAATTGGAGCAAGCATTTAAAAGTAAAAAGGTAAAAAAGTAAAAGAGTAAAAGAGTAAAAATAAGGCTGCTGTCCTCACGGATAGCAGCCTTTAAGTTTTTAACATTTTAAATACTTTACAGAATATGTATTATTCTAATAAAATACTTATGCAAAGGTACATAATTTTCTTTGAATATTATCAGCAAAAGGCACAAAAGGCACTAAATATTCGTGAAATAAGCGGATTGCACGAATTTCGCGAATTATAGGGTCGTTGGCGTTACTTTTTTTGCCATACCCATAATGTCTGAGCGTTCTTCTCGTCGTAGAACCTTATAGTCTCCTTCTCTCTTATGTAGATAAGCGAGCAGGAATTTGATTCTGGTGTGAATATATGGTCGAATACAACGTGTCCGTTCTTGGTGGTGCATTCGGTAGTAAAGTTGATGTTCTCGCTTGGTGCGGAGAACGTAATCTTTCCTTTCTTTCCTATCTTTATGGTAAATGCTACGCCCTGTCCTCCTTTATACCCCGTAGTTTCCCATGTACCGATAAGTGCGCCGTCGTGATCGGAAGCGTCGGTGAAGTCCTCGAAAGTGTTGCTGGAGCCGTAACTTGCGTAACTATCCAACGCGTGCGAGTCGCCATTTGGAGCTGTGGCTTCGATTGTCTTGGTGTTTGTACGCAGTTTGTTAATGGTGAGCGACCTGTAAAGGATGTCGTTCCAGTCGAAGCCTTCGTATGCGCCAGATGTGAATGTGGTGACGAGCTTACCGTCTACTACTGCCCACGTGCCGAAGAAGTTTGACTCGGCATAGGTGAGCGACCCCGACGTTACCTTACCGCTGCTCATACACGTAACCAGACGGTTGCGGTAAAAGCGGAACTCGCTGCGCTTGTTGTTGTCGAGATACCATTTATATCCCGCAACATAATTCTCCACACGTCGTTCACTAATGGTGCCATCATCGTCACCGTCGCTACTACAGCTTGCTACATTCGCGCCCATGACAAGCAGCATGGCTGACATGAACAAAAAACTGAAAATCTTTTTCATACTTTGATATTTTTATACGTTAGTACTTTCGTAGGTTTGTATTTTTGTTTTCACAACAAATAACACAAATATCACAAACAAGTAAATATTAGTGTCATTAGTGTAATTCGTTGTTCCCCTACCCCACTATGTCCGATGTTTCACGCACGTTTTTGTACCTTTATCCTTGGAAAGTTCGAGGTGTTGGACTGGATACGGAATCATAGAATAACCGTAAAATATCCGTAAAATACGCATAGAATACGCAAAGGGCCGTTTTTGGCTTGTTTTCGGCTGTTTTTATACGGAATGTTTCACGATTTTCGTTGTCCGTCCATGCCCACGTTTTCCACCATTATTCTATTATTAACATCTAAATCCTTTTGCGTATGCCAAAAGTTAGATTTTCGACTGACATTCAGTCAATCTCAGGTAAGCTATGCTCCAAAGAGGGTGTAATTTACAGTGTTAACAAACAGACGGGTGAAACCTATCGTTCCGACCGTCATAGTCATCATGATGCCAACACTGCCGAGCAGCAGACTGTTCGCGCCGACTTCAAAAAGAAGGCGCAGTTTGCCGCGGCTTGGTGGAAGCAGAACCGTCCTGCAGACAAGAACGCCAAGGGTACGGAGGCTTACCTCGCCGTGATGAAGGCCTACAAGGCGCAGCACAAAATCGGCAACCCCTACAGCTTCATGCGCTCCCTCGTCACCGACGACCTCAAGGTCCTCCTCTCCGGCAACGACCTCACGGGTGGCGTGAAGCCTGGTAGCTCCACCACTGAAGGTGGCGGTCAGAAGCCTGGTGGCAGCCTGGATGGCTAAAGGGAGCTAAGCACAAGAAGGCTTTGACATTCTTCAGCCCGTAGGGCTACCCCACGGCTGACTCTTCATTATCTCCCTGGCATGACTCTGAATGAAAGGAGCGTGTCGGGGAGTTTTTTTTGTATGTTGCTTAAAAGCAAAAAAGCACTGCTATCCTCACGGACGGCAGTGCTCACCGAATTAATAACATAGTACAAAAATACTACGTCATATCGTTATCCCTCCGCCGTCACGCTTGCACTTATCTTTGCACCACACGAGGGGCAGATGGTTTGTATCTTAAATTCTGAAGGATATACATTTTTGTTGCATTGGTCTTCTGGCGGAAACAACTCGGTTATCTTCACGCCTAATGCTTCGGCTATATCATAGAGATTGCTCAACGACGGATTGCCGTTGATGCGTGCTCCTATCGCAGCCGATGTGAGTTTACGGACATTGCCATCCTTATCTTTTGTGGTTAATCTTTCGGCAAGGTCGGGAAGTGTAAGACCCTGCTCCTGCATTATAGCAGTAATGCGTAGATTATTTCTTCTTTTCTTCATAGTGATTCTTGTTCAATATTCTATAAAAGTATTAAAATGTTAGTGCAAAGATAAAAATAAACTTTGTATAAACAAAGAAAAAGCAATAAAAATATAAATGGATTAAAGTTTTCTTTGTTTTTGTTTGCGCATATCAAAATAAACTTTTATCTTTGCAGCGCATTGTAAAACAATAATGCACGGATTAATAACATATAAAATATTGTCATGAAAGAAACAACAGTAAAAATCGAGTTGGGCAAGACTGATTTGCAACTTGCCACTACCGGAGTAATCAAACAGCTTACACTCAATCCGCCTACTGCCGAGGAATGTGACACCGCATACTATATGGGCGTGCAGGTGCTGTTTGATGTATTGGAGTCTACATTTAAGGATAGGGAAAAGGAGTAGTGTATGTTATGTAAAGATGATTTGGCCAAACCTAATAGGTGGAGCAATGTTAATCTGACGCAAGAACAATATATAGCCAAAGCAAGAGCCAAATGGGGCGATGCTTACGACTATTCGGAGAGCGTGTATCTTGCCGGACTGAAGCCTATCACTATTCGTTGTGTCAAGCACAATCGTTATTTTACGGTACAGGCAGGAAATCATATTAGTTTGAGCCAAAGAGGTCTTTCCGGTGGTTGTCCGTTGTGTGCACAAGAACGTCTTGCTGAGTATAGAGAAAATAAACATAAGGAGACTTTGAGAAAAAACAAGCAGAAGAAAAAAGAAAGGCAAGAATCTCGCTTGTCTCCTCATGATGTTTTTCTCAAAAAAGCTAAGGCGAAATATCCTCTCTATGACTTTTCGCTTGTGAAATATAAAGGTAGAGAAACTTATGTCACTATTATTTGTCCTGTTCATGGCGAGTTTAAGATTAAGCCTCGCACACTTCTGAGAGGAGAAAAAGGCAAAAAGCCGCATGGTTGTTGGAAGTGTAACGGTATGGTGCCACCCTATGAGCGAGAGAGCGGAATGGAATATTTTAAGCGTAGAATGTACGAGCTGTATGGCGATAAATACACCTTTATGTGGAGCGACTTCAAACATAAAAAGTCTCAAATCCGTTTCACTTGTAAACAGCATGGCGAACAGCACCGCAGCGCACAGGTGTTGTTGGAAGGAAAAGGCTGTGAGTATTGCAATGGCAAACTTTGGCCTCCTGATTGGATAAAAAACGCACGGGCTGTGCATGGAGATAAATACGAATACGACGAGAGCCGACCGCCAAGAATATTTACTGACCGTATTAGGTACAAATGTCCTGTGCATGGATGGCAGGAAACTCGTTATGATTGTCATGTACAGCAAGGCTGTGGCTTCGCATTGTGTGCAGGAGTTGTTAATAAGCTGTCTCCTGATGAAAGAAAACAAATGTGGATAGAGAAATGCAAGAAGCGTTATCCAGGCAAGTATTCGTATCGTGATGTGGTGTATTTCAACAATGATACGCCAGTGAAGATATATTGTAAGGAACATCATTTTACTTTTGAAACTACACCCGATACGCATCTGAGAGGAGCTGGAGGCTGTCCGCTATGCACCAAGTCGGTGGGCGAAGTGCAAATATACAAATGGTTAAGCGAACACGATGTTCCCTTTGAAACTCAAAAAAAATTGCCCAACGAGAATATGTTTTGCAAACGTCAGTATCTCGTTGCCGACTTCTATCTGCCCGACCTTAATCTGATAATCGAAATGAATGGACTGCAACATTATCAGTATGTAGAGCATTTCAACACTAAGGATTGGACGTTTGAGGATCAGCAGATACGCGACGACACCTTGCGAGCATATTGCTGCGACCACGGTGTGAATCTGCTTGAAATAAAGTATGATGAGATTGGCCGAATACCTAAAATCCTTGCTAAGGCGATAAAGAAATACGGCAAGCGATAGCCATAGCATGAGGTAGGGCAGAACCTTTTACCCTACCCCATTCTTCTCCTCTGCATACCGTGGAATGTTGGTTACGAGAAAAGCCGTGGCGCAGTTGGGGCACACCAATACCTTATGTGCGTCTTGCGGAGTCTGTGCGAACAGCGGACCGAGACGTTCACGCTCGGCATACTCCTTCAGCTTCTCGAAGCTCACCTTCGGCTCTTCGATGATTGAGCCATCGGGAGCCATGCGATAGAAGAAGTCGCGAGGGTCAACGTCTATTGCCCATGCTATCTTGTAGATAGTGGACAGCGTAGGGTTGCCAGTAATCATCTGCGACACGGCTGCTTTGGTCACGCCCAGGCTTTCTGCCACTTGCACGGTGGTGAATCCCTTGCGATGGATGGTCTCCAATATTCTCAGCTCTGTAACGGGAGCGTAAGGCTGGACAACCTTGCGCCCGTCCTTCTTTATCTCAATGTCTACCATATATATTGTATTTTGTGTTGTTTTATAATGCAAAGTTAAGGTTTTTTGTTATTATGTGCAGGACATTGTACGTATTTCGTCAGTTTGGTGTAAGTTTAGCCTGCAAACGTCTTGTTTTTGGTATAGTTATTGGTTGTTTAATCGGCTAAAAATGAGCGTTTTAATGTTTTTCTGCCCCAAATAAATGGCTCTAAAATCCTATTTCCCGAAAGCGACTGACCGTAAGTTAATTCCCTAAAAGTGGGGTATATTTCTAACGTTTAGAGCGAATTATGATTTTGAACGTTCCACGGAGAGAAAACAGCACCCGCCGCGCTGCAACCCGTTGTTTTTAAGTCGTTTAGTTTTGCCTTTGCTTTATGCCCTCGCACATCTCAGGCGGGCGCGGTGGTCCGCGGTGGTGCTGCTCGTCGGTGGATGTTGTAGATGTCAGGACGGGGGCGAGGAGTCCCGCGGCGGGGTTCTTATTAATATATAAATAAGGTAAAACAAATTATTTTTGTGTATAATCAAAGTTTTCTTTGTTTTTATTTGGTTATATAAAAGTTTATTTGTAACTTTGCAACAGTTAAAACAAAACACCGAATTAATAACAAAAATACTTACGATTATGAACAAAAAAGAAACATCTATTTTGATCGCGCTTGCAACGATAGCGATCAACAACAAAGAAGGTTTTACAGTCAATGCGGCGACTCTGCAGCCTGTCACAAAGGGGTACGCTGTAGCCGTGGCCGACACTCAAAATTCTTTCGGCCTTGAGGGCCTCGCAAACGTTTTTAAATACGTATCGGAACATCCAGAAATTAACGCTTTTGGCGGCTGGTATAATCGCAAAAATAATATGTTTTATTTTGACGCAACGGTAATTGTTGATGACTTGGCGGCCGCCCTTGAACTTGGACGTATTAATAACCAGCTCGCAATATTTGATCTTACTAACGGTTTGCAAATCGATTTATAATAAAAACCAAGGACCGGCACCGCCGGCCCTTACTTCTAATAATAAAATACTTACACTATGATTTATAACAAAGAAATAAACGGGGTAAAATTTACGTTTGTTTGCGAGTCTTGGCGTACTCGTAACAGTTGGGGACATGAAGTAACGTTATATAAAAATGATACGTTAAAAGTTGGCCGGGCAAAGATACGTTATTATAATAGAACGTGGGAAAGTTACCTGTATCAAAGTGCAATAAAAAGTGTTATTTATGACGCTATCGAAGAAATTAAAGCGGCTGCAAAGGTAGCATTTAAGGCGCTGCATAACTACAAAGTTATGACAAAAAAACGTGCGGCCGAATATTCCGAATATCTTACAAAAGATCCGGCTTATAATATGTATAATGAATTATACAGAATGTTTTAACCGTTCACGGGCTGCAAATTGTTTGCAGCCCGTTTTTTTTATTTTTTGCGCCCGTTCTGGTGCCCTCGTTGGCATCAGGCATGGAGTATTGCCACGGCTGCACATTTGCGCCCGTCCTGGTGCCCTCGTTGGCATCAGGCATGGAGTATTGCCACGGCTGCACATTTGCGCCCGTCCTGGTGCCCTCGTTGGCATCAGGCATGGAGTATTGCCACGGCTGCACATTTGCGCCCGTCCTGGTGCCCTCGTTGGCATCAGGCATGGAGTATTGCCACGGCTGCACATTTGCGCCCGTCCTGGTGCCCTACTCCATCATGTTACACACGTTATAGAAAATCATAGATTTTAGAGTTTTTGCATCCGTGCCCACTTTAAGCGGCTCGTTATAGATCTTATAGATTATTATAGATATTAAGATTTTTACGGTTTAACATCGAAGGCTTTACTTAATATACAAACAATGTAAAAACAAATTATTTTGATATATAACAAACTTTTCTTTGTTTTTATTTGGTTATATCAAAGTTTATTTGTAACTTTGCAACAGTTAAAACAAAACACCGAATTAATAACAAATAAAATACTTTATAGATTATGGCAAGAATTACAAAAAAACAGGAGTTTGACGAGCTTTCAAAGTTCGGCTGCGCTTTCCTGGAGGCTCCGGTCTTCCCTATTATAAACCACATATAAAATCACCAACATTTTAAATACTATAGATTATGAGTACACCGAATTTTGCTTTAAAAAACGCTTCACGCTATTTCGTTTTTGGTATGCCTGTATATTACACACAGGAGGAAATTGACGAGTACGAGCTCGATCAAGAGCTTTTAGGCGAATATGACGAGCTGAGTACAGAAATACATCATGATGACGACAAAAAAAATGTAGCCTCAGATTTGAAGGCTAAGGGATGGCACAATATAGAGGAGTGTGACGGGGATCGCAGCTACCCTACTACTCTATTCTCAGCGAAAACCGTGTCTATTAATTGCGGCGACAATTCTATCGACATCACCATTCAAGCCGGCTTTACGTCTGGCTATTACGAGGCGGCCAATTTTGATTGGTTTGTAAATATCAAGACCTGCAGAAAGGTAGACTATTACTACGAGACGTGTGATTATGATTACAACGACTTGACAGCCGACGACGTGATTCGCGACGATTGGTACGACAACAAAGGACTCAGCAAGATTCACGCTGCACACATTCTCCGCAAAATTGAGTCTATTATAGACGACTTGAAAAACGAGGCTGAAATTGCCTTCTCGATGTATTGCGACGAGGAAATGTATTGCACGTTCCGCGCCTTCAACGGTGAAGCCGGCTACAGCAAGACGGGCAAACGCCTGTGGCAAGAAGTGGAAGAACAGAAGAAGAAAACAGCATAAAACAATATCATCATGGCACAGAATATCACAATATCATGCACAACGGGCACACGCGCCCTTCTGACGGCGTTATTTGCCGTTTTCGTGCTACTCGCCAATCGTATGGTCAAGAACGCCCTGGCGGCTCTAAAAACGGTCTGTCAGTGGCTCCAGACTCAGCACAGCTTTTTTGTCCAGGATGGCGATCCCATAAAGTGCTCTGGCTGGCAGTTCGTAGGTTACAACATCATTGCAGCAGTAGTGGTACTTTTACTTTGCATTGAGTATTAAATACGCCTTATTATAGGCAGATAAAAACATCACAACATTTTAAAATTTTACAGATTATGGCACAGATAATATTATACAACGTTACCAACGATACAAAGTATTTACCACAACGTCGCGATATGTTCAACGAGGCACGATGGAAGGAGGCGAAGCGACTTCTGGCACAGGCCCTGCAACTGACGAGCAAGGAGGCTGGCAGATATACGTTGCGCTTCCTCCAGGATAGAATGGTAGGTGGGGACTTCCCAGTACCTTCTGGAGGCTACCACAACGGTATCACATGTATAGCCAACAGTGGCGAACACAGCGAGCTGCGAGGCGAGTTCACGGTGTACGATATTATAGGCAGCTCGTATATTTACGAGGCTCCCACGGGCGACATGTGTATTGCCAACATCCCAGAGGAAGGGGAAACGGAGTACTATCGTATAGCGGTATTATCTTACTAATCATCATTCACGAGGCTGCACCTGACAGTAGGGCAGCCCTATTATAGAACACATAAAATTTTGAGAAATTATGTATCAGATATTTGTTGAAGCAAAAAATCTTATTTGCAGCGATGGTGAGGTGTGGCTGTGGAAGTCTGAAAGCATGGATGACGTTCGTCACTTTGCCACCAAAGAGGATGCACAGAAGTATGTAGACTTGTACCATCAGTTGAGTCGTGAGAAGGGCTGGAAAGAGGAGCTCTACAGCATCGGCACGGAGGACGATTTTATGGCGGCTGCAAAAAAGCATGCAGCAGACAAGAAGGCCAACGAGGTGAAGGAGTATTGTAAGCACGTGGACGCATTGATAGAGCGCAGACAGCTTGAGATAAAAGCCCTGGACGGACTTATTCAGGTGTGCCGAAAGTTTGATGGAAAGGTCCTTAATAAACGCTTCCACGATGCCGTGAAGGAGGCGACGGGCTTCTATAACTCGTTCTCTCAATATAGCTTTGAACTTGAATGTTACAGTCGTGACTGTCAAGTTGAGTATCGACCATCCGTGATTTTATCTGCGGACTGGAGCCACGGGGAAAAAAGATTATATCCGCTTTTACAGTGGCAGTGGAATACGGGCGAGCGCCTGGAAGCCGAAAAGGCGGTTGCTGTTATAGAACAGTATAAAAACGACCGTTTGGCGGTTATTGAAAATCTGAAGGCATCCCCCAAAAAGTATGCAGCCTATCTGAAACTGGCACGAAAAGCAGAAGCGATCATGAAGGAGATGGAAGGCTACGACTACACTATCCGCGAGTTTGCAAAGGAGAAGGCGTTAAGCCAGTATAGCCGCCACTCCTACTTCTGGAAGGGCTATTAATCATCATACATGGGGCTGCACCTTGCAGCAGGGCAGCTCCCCTATTATAGAACACATAAAATTTTTAGAAAATCATGGATAAAAAGAAATATATCGACGTGTTGACCGAACAGGCAAGCAAGCACAGCAGACCGCAGGAAATGGCTCTCAGTGACTTCTGCGACTACCTTATAGAGTTCTTCAGTATTGAAGCATTCAAGGCTGGCACCGTTGAATACAGTCAGCACGTCTTGAGCTGCACACGGAAAAATCCAGACTTTGCCGGTCTCGCTTTCCGGTGGCTCGACGATGTGGCAACAGCGATGGAGCATGGCGAGTGGCTGGACGTGTTTGGCATACTGTATGAAGAGATGTATTTGAGTCGTGGCAAAGCATCGAAGACAGGGCAGTTCTTCACGCCTCAGAGCATTTCGGACCTTATGGCGCGGATCAGCACACTGGGAGCCGGCGACCATGGCAAGGTGAACGACTGCGCAGCAGGTAGCGGACGTTTGCTCCTGGCTCACTATATGGAGAAAAGCAAACTGGACCATTCGGCTGGCCGCCGCTTCGAGTATGTGGCACAAGACAGCGATCCTATTGCTTGCAAGATGTGCGCTCTGAACTTTATGGTACATGGCATGTATGGCCGTGTGGAGTGTCGCGACACATTGCGTATGACGGAACCGACCGTAGTGTACGTCATTAATGAAGTGAAATATCCATTTAATACGCCTTATTATAGCGTGAGAAAAATATTAGCGGAAAGTCGGAAATAAGGTATCACGGGGTGGAATATCACCCCTATTATAGAACATTAAAAATACTAAGGATTATGGAAAAGATATTTGTGAACGAGACTGTAGGAAAATTGCAAAGTTTTGTTGGCTTTTATGATTCGATATGGAGCCCAGATGATGATATATATTATGAGTGCGTAGAAGAAAATCTGAAGGAGGATGTTGATTTTACCTTCGACTATAAGCAGTATCAGAACGACATTTGCAAAGCATATACGGAGGTGTGGGCATTGTGGATGCAGGAGTTTATTAGTGACGATATAGAACTGGAGTTCTTAGAGGTTCACAGTCCACGATACTACAATTTCGAAAATGATTCTTGTCGAGTCAAAATTCGCTTGACACAGGCTGCGGAGGATGCTATTATAGCCAAGATAGGAAAACACCGTGATCAGATTGCTAAGTGGATAAAGGAGAACCACACAAGCTATGATGGCTTCAGTTCCAATCTATCCAACGACATCGACCAATGGCCACGCCTCCTGTTCGATGATAACGAGACTTTCCAGCCTGCCTATCTCTTTTGTATGCTCTATTATATTGTTAAGGCAGAATATATGGCGACAGGCGAAACAGAAAGTCTTGAATACGAAGTATACGGTCGCATACGTGAAGATATTAGTGTAACATCATATATGAAGGACATAAAAAAAATTGCTTAATTATATGAAAACATCCAGCACAATTCATTCCTTTCTGCTCAGTCAGCAGGAAGGGCAGACGCTCCTCACGGCTCAGGAATATCCCTGGAGCGTGCTGCAGGTGATACCCACCACTCCGGCAGACTTCGACCGCATAGTGGCAGCTCTCAGGGAGCGAGGCATGGTAGCCCATCACGACACCGACCGCACATTCTGCATCATCCATCTGGCAAGCGGCGACCACGACGGGAAACATCCAGAACGGCACATTGCCATCACTCAGGACAATTACAAGCAGGTAATAGAGGAGCTGAAGGACACGATGGCACAGGCGGCAGTGTGGTATAAGACGAATATATTATAGAACCTGTAAACAATAGAAAATTATGAAACGAGTATATGTACTGAACACTTGCAACGAATGGAAATCGCACAGCTCATTTAGTCTTTACGGCATTTGGGCTTCTTCAAAGGCTGGCACTCGCCGTCTTGTCAATGCCCTTATTAAGGGTATTAAAAACGACTACTTCTCGTATGAAGATAATAGTATGGATATTGAGGAACAAATCGAAAGTCTGCGCACGGACGCAAAAGAAGATTGCAATAGTTTCTATCAGCTTTTGCAGAGCAAGCTGATTTACGGAGCAATCAGTTTGGAAGAGATCAGATAGTATTCTATAACCCTTTAAAAACGACAGCATTATGAATTTACAAAAAGAAACGATTACTATTGAAATATTTCATAACAATATATATGCCTACAATGCTATCTATAAAGCTATTTCTGATGCAACTTTACGACAGGCTGATAACTATCACGTTAAGACAAGGGTTATTACGGCAGTGGAGAGTTGCAAGGCTAAATAAATATCCCATACCCCATCCCGCGCCCGGCAAGGCCCTTTGCGAAGGTTCGACTCCTTCGGCGGGATCTTGCATAATCATAATCTAAGTATTTTTTGTTTTCCGGCTGCTGCGGTTCGCGAGGATAGCGGCAGCACTACGCCCACCACGACAAAGGCGTGGCACCAGGTTCGAGTTCCTGAATGGGCGACAGCATGATAGAAACAATAAAATACGCATTAATGTATAATTTATGCGTCATTTATTTGGTAATTTAAAATATAATCGCTACCTTTGCATCAGATAAAAGAAACAACTAATTTAAACCCTAAGAACTGGCGGCAACAGCAATTCGGCATTAAGGTTATGACAACTACGATAGAAGAGATTGCAAGCGAGAATGGCTTGGAATTGATAGAGACTACAGCAGAAAGAAGTGGTTATCCTCGTGGCTTGCAGAAGGCTATCATTGGCTTCGATACATTCGATGAAGCGGAGAAATTTGCTAAGGAGCATGGTCTTGATATTGAAATCTTTACCAAGCGCGACGGCTGGAACTTCTGGTATAGAACTGGGGACAAAGCCTGGGAACCGTTCGAGCGTTCGGCTGACGAGTATGGCGACGATTATCATAAGTATTCTAAGGAGGACTTCGATGACTTCTATGAGAACGAGGTGCAGCCGTTTGTTGCAGACTTTGACAGCTTCGAGCAGTTGCGCTCATTCCTGAACAATATGGAGCACGTGAAGGACGAGATTGAGAATGCCGAAGACGACGAGATTGTAATCGCTCGTACCGATGGATATTGCGAGACCATTAAGGCAAAGACAATGGAGTATGAGTATGACACACATCATTACGCCATCGGCTTGATCGACCGTAACTACGAAATAGATTAATTTTTATAGAACTATATAAAATAAACACCGATTTTCAGCCCTACCGCATTACGGTAAGCGGAACGATATGAAAAAATCTGATATTAAGACATTGGACGACTTGAAAGAGTTCTTGACTGAATATTGCAAGGAGAATCCTGAAGACGATTGTTGCGAGCTTGTGCGCGGTATATGTGAGAAGAACGGTTGGATATACACCGGCGATTCTGTCCTTAATTATGAGGATGAGGATTTTGCCACCGATGGGGAGGATCTGCTTTCGCTCATGTCGGATGGTTGGCATATATTTCAGGGCAACGGAGTGAATATGGATTATAAAGGTCAAGACATCACCGTTAGAGAGGATGCCGAGAATTACTACGTTGACTTCTGCACAGGACTTGGCGAAGGTATTTACCCCAAGGCCGATTGGGATTTGGCTCCGGCTATCGACGATCAGGCGAATATATATATGGAGAATAAGTAATCACGTTTTAGCCCTACCGCATAACGGCAAGCGGAACAATATGACAAGAAACGAAGTATTAGCTTTGATTAAGCAGGCTGAGAAGAATATGAGCGGTGAGAACGCGGATTTCGTTGTTACCGACGAGATTAGAATTGACGACACAGCGCATTTGTATTTTTTTGAGAACGACTCTTGCAAGGCAGCGGCTGTAGGCTACGAGAGCGGCGAGTTGTTCGTTATGCGTGATTGGCAGGAGCCTTCACGCCCTGAGACCGTTGAGGAGATAGCCGACTACGACTGGTGTACCATCGACTGGCAGGATGCCATTGTATTTGACGGCTTGCCAAGAACGTTATAAATTATGTACGAGATTATAGACGTTACGCGAGACTACCTCTTTGTCCGCCTCCGTCTGCGCGATGTACAGACGGGTGTGACAAGAGACTGGAGGTATTGGGACGACCTGGAGGAGTGGCTGTGCAAGGAGCACGGCGTGAAGGATCTGAAAGGTCTCGTTATAGATAAGCTGCCTGATTATGGAGATTGGGCGGAATCAGGGAAATAAAAAAAGCCCGACCTAAGCCGGGCTACGCGAGCCATCTGGCTCGAATCTACCATAGTAGAAATTAGCTCTTTGTGAGCGTTTGAATCCACAATTCCGAAGAATTGACTGTCAACGGAAGTTGTTTTTTTATTTCTATTCCATGAAGGTACGATTAAAAAGCCTCCGAAGACAGGTGCAAATATAAGAATTAAAACGGTACAGACAAAGAAATTGGCTGTATTATTAACAAAGATTTAGAATGTATGAAAAAATCACCATTAAAGGAACAGATAAAAGAAGCTGCTACGAAAGTTTGTCAGGCGTTGAACGCTCTGCAAGATATTGAGAGACAGTTTGACGATAATCTGGTAGACAAGAACGGTAAGGACTTGGAAGCCGAATACTACGCTTTGCGTAATGCTATTGCATCGGTGAAGTCGGCATACGAGGACATAAAGGACATATAATCAACATTATAGACTATGGCAGAAAACAGTAAAACGACGAGGACAGCAGGCAGACCTGCCATCGGCGGCACCAGACGACAATATGTAGTGACTGACGATGTGCATGAATGGATAATGGCACACGGTGGCGGTAAGTATATTACAGATACCATGCGCTGTGTGCGCGTTACAAGCGGAGGCAAAGGTGCTGTGACAGATTATGCGATGTGCATTCTTCGCGCTGCAACTTGCTTCGATTTTGAGGTAGACCTTACCGAGCCTTATGCTGACTTGGGATTGAAGGCTCGCGATATGATATTGTCGGAGGTAAAAGAGCCTGAGACATACTATGTGTACAAGGAAGGAACGTGGAAAGATGGCGTTTTCTGCAATAACATTGGCTCCCTTGTTATTAGTTCACCGTCAGAATGCCCTGAAGACGAAAGCAAGCGACGTTATTACAGACCGTCGGGAAACTTCGGGGATTATAAGCGTATTTCTTACAAGCGGGTGAAGGCGGGTGACTATTGCTTGGTTAATCGGTATATCGACGACAAAGCACGAGTCGTAGGCGTATTGGCGCAAGTAGAGAAGTGAAAATAAATAAATAACAATAATAAAAACAAAGTATTATGGCAACAAAGAAAGTTTATCCGTATATTCATGCAAAACAATGCGGCGAAGGTATTGAAGACAACTCAAATGTAGTGTTCGATGCTCGCGAGGTAGAGAGTTATAGCTTTTATTCGCGTGAAGACGATGACGACATAGAAGAAGATGATGCTGTAACAGTCTGTTTCAAGTCGGGAAAGGAAATGAATTTGTATTTGAATCTCGATCAGGAAGTATATCCAGGCGACGACTTGATTACAGCCATCGACATGGTGCAGTATTCTCACTTCTGGCACGACAACGAGGATTCTACTCCTAACGAGAACGAGGATTAACACAACAAGAATAACATTTTAAATACTTTATAGACTATGAAAATAATTGAGAATTTCGACGATTATCGTGCGCTGGTGGACGAGATGAAGGTGTATGACTACAACTATTTCCAGCTGAACATGCAGTCTATCAGCGACGAGAGATATGACGAGTTGTATTTCGCCTTGCAGGAGTATGAGGAGGCGCATCCCGACGAGGTGCTGAAGGACTCGTCTACCCAGCATTGCTACAGCGAGAACGGCAACGGCAAGCGCACGGTGGCACGCCGCACGGCCTGTCTCTCGATGAAGAAGCTGCATGATGCAAAGGCGGTGGTGAAATACCTGAGAGCGCAGCAGCGTGCTGCCAATATCAGCAGCCAGGGTGCGAAGGTGGATGTGGAGTGGAAGTTTGACGGCGAGACCGTAAGCCTTGTGTATCGTCGCGGTGCGTTATCTGAAGCGACCTATGGACACGGCAAGGAGCTGTATGGTATCGACTGCCTGGAGCACATGAAGTATGTGAATGGCGTTGAGGGATATGTGGAGCAATGGAAGGACGAGGACCGTGTGGAACTGAGAGGCGAGGTGATTATCTCGCTTGAAGAGTTCGCTCGTTATAGCAAGGCAGGTAAGTCGCCAAGATCCACAAGCAACGGCATTATGTCGAAGAAGGAGGCTGTGCCGTCGGAGTGCATCCATCTGGAGTTTCATCCCTTTCGCCTGATAGCCGACGGGGTAACATTGCATTATTATGCGATGGACGAGCTGGCTTATAGAGGTTTCCTCACTTGCGGTTTCGTGGAGCAGATAGACCTTGGCAAGAGCGACGACGAGTTGACGCAGGACGTGGAGCGCATAGTATGCACGGCTGAGCTGGAGCGCGAAAAGCTGCCCTACCCTACCGACGGACTTGTATTCAAATTTGACAACTACGACTATTACGATCGCATCGGAGAGACCGACCATGACGCAAAGTACAACTGCGCGTTTAAGTTTCGTCCCGTATTCAAGGCCGTAACCACATATCGCGGACATCATACCACGGTAGGCGAAAAGACTGGCAAGGTGACTTATGTTGCCGACTTTGACGAGGTGGAGATGAACGGACACTGTTTTGCACATGCCAACTGCGGAAGCGAGAAGACCTTCAACCAGAAGGACCTTGTGCCGGGCTGCAAGATAGAGGTCAGCTTGCACGGTGATGTTATCGTGTGCGTGGATGGCAAGGTGGAGGATGAGCCTGAGATTAATCAGAACCAGGAGCTGGAAGCAGAGCCGGAACCTATACCCCAGCCGAAGCCGAAGCGCAAGCGTAACTATCCCCAGGTAGGCGAGCCGACGCTACGAGAGGAACGTGAAGACAAAACGGCAAGGGAAGACAAGGGTATGAGCGTGAAGACAGTGTTGGCGGGTGTACTGGCGGTGCTGATGGCTGTGTCAACGGGAGTAGTGCTGTTGGCATTTGCGGGCGCTGCGGTGTTCTTAATGCCGATGATCGGCGGAATGCGGGAGTGAGTTTTAACCGCAGAATACGCAGAAGTCGCGGAATTTTCGAGTGTAATGTATATCAAAATATTTCTGTGTATTCGGCGTTTTCTGCGGTTCTTATAATCATTATTAAGTATAAACATTATGACAGTAGAAGAGTATATTGACAACTTGAAGGTTATTGCGAAAAACGCCGGAGCAGCGAAAACTGGCGTGGAGATTGAAACTGAGGACGGATATTTAATCAGTATCTATGTGACAAAGAAAAAAAATAAAAAGTAGAGAATTTATGGCAAAACAGAAATTTGAGATTCGCATTGCCGTAGGTGGCGATGATGAGAAATTGGGAGTGAAAGTGGAAGTATGGAAGGACGGAAAATTCTCTGACTTCAGATTGCTTGATGGCGAGAATCTTAGACTTGCATACGAGGGTACTATGTATGCGACGGGGATCATTGCACGACTCTACCTTGAGCAGTTGCATGAGAACGGAGCTCTTGATGACGAGCAATATAAGAAGCTCCATACGAAATAATATATCGCACAGTATTTTATTAACAATTTAAAACTTTATAGAATTATGGCAGAAACAGAGAAATTTTCAAAGAGTCAGATTGCAACAATGAAGCACATCCAGAAGAAAGGTTTTGCGGGTTATCGACGTGTAGATGGGAAACCAGCTTGTCCGGAAATGGAGGAACTCGTGGAAGCAGGGTATCTTGAGAAGTGGTATCAGAGTATGTTCGGCGAGGACGTGTACAAGCTGACGGAGAAGGGCGAAAACCTGGTAAGGTCGCTTGTAGGGTAAAATCCGTTGAAACGGTTGAATCCGATGTTAAAGAAAGGTCGGGTTCATCCGTTTCTTTTGATGATTCGCGTGTGGACATAACTGTAAATGACGAATTGGACTGATAATGAGGAGCGTGGATTTACACTATTACATAAATCCACAAAACCACAAATCCACATTCGTGTTTTTCCATAAATACACAAACACATCCACACATTAATCCATAAACGCATACATAAACTAACCAATAAATCAAAACATAAATCAATACATAAATCAATACATAAAGTAACAAACAAAGAAACCAATACATACATAAATACACACATAAATAAATAAATAAATAAATAAATAAATAAATAAAGAAAGAAATGAACAAACGAATAAAGAAAACAATCAATAAAGAAATAAATCAACAAATAAATGTGCGTGGATGTTTGGATATATCGGTTTTAATTCTTAAATTTGCAACGTGTTACAGAAGTGATGTTTTCTGCATACATGAATAGATATTATTAACATTTAAATACTTTAAGGATATGGAAAGACTCAGAGAAGTGCTTGCCTTTGTAAATCACAAAGGTGGGGTAGGTAAGACAACAACAGTACAGAGCCTGGCAGCAGGTTTGCGTCGTTTTGGTAAGGGTAAGTTCGGTGAGAATGCCGACGGACGCAAACGATTACCACGTGTGCTAATCATCGACCTCGACCCTCAGGCGTGCGCCTCGTTCCTCTTCGGATGGAGTGAGACCCAGAATGTAGGCAAGCCTACCGTTTACGACGCTTTGGTACAACAGAGCAATCTGCCCGTCTATCAGGTACGCGAGGGCGTTTACCTCGCTCCGGCTGCTGCACAGCTCATATCCATTGAACCGTTCCTAAATCAGCGTGCCGTGCCTCGCAAGGTGCTTTGCAAGTTGCTTGCCAAGCCTCTGAACGAAATGGCAGGCACCGAACTGGCAGACGAAGGCGTAAATACCGTCGTGGATGCCTTCGACTATGTGCTTATAGACTGTCCTCCGGCTATGTCGTTGCTCACATACAATGCACTTACGGCAGCCACAAGCGTGGTGTTGCCCGTGCAGCTTGAAGTGTTGGCAACAAAAGGTATTGCCGAAATCATCAACGCTATCGAGGAAACACGTGAGGATCTTAATCCCGACCTTGACATTCGCGGTTTGCTGATGGTTATGAGCAACGACCAGACTAATGCCACAAAGGAGTTTAAGGCGTACCTTGGCGATAAGTATCAGGACTATATGTTTGATGCTTACACACGCCGCGACACCAAGATGGTGGAAGCCCAGGCTATGCGAGAAGACATCTTTACTTATGCACCATATTGTAGGGTAGGGCAGGACTACGAGCGTTTTACCAAGGAGATAATCAACAGTTTCACTTTTTAATATATTATAGGGTATGGCAAGAGAAATGAAGAAGCGAGTTGCGCATTTTGGTCTGGAAAATTCAGACGCTATAGACGAGAACGAGCGCATCTTGGAGGCGGGTAGACAACAGCGTAAGGAGAACAGGGAGAACAAGGAGAGTAGGGAAGCGGCAGCGAGTGCTGCCACTGCTCCGACCTCAGACGCTCTGGGTACAGACAAGCCGACTGCTTCTACAACAACTGAGACCGAGATACCTACAAATGTAGCAAATCAGCCGGCAACCACATCATTCAGCAACAATGTTGTAATGAACATGCGTAAGCCGAAAGGCAAGAAGACCGAGAACGGCATTACTATCTACGTACCGATGAAATATTACGAGCGCATTGCCCTAATGAAAATGCGCACGGGTGTACCAATCAAGGATTTGGCGTTACAGGCAGTGATAGAGTTCTTGGATAGAAACAAGTAAGGTGAAATTCTACTAAATCCTTTTACCAAGTCACTACAAAAGTGTGCTGTTTTGGTTTTATAATACCTACGGATTTGTTTACCAAAACCTACGGATTTGTTTACTTAAACCTACGGATTTGTTTACCAACTCCTACGTTTTTGTTTACCTTACTGTAGGTAACTGACTGATAATCAATACGCTCAAAATTCCTTAATATAATATAATTATAAACTATAGATTTTTTGTTTTTGAAAGAATAAAATAATAGTTTATGTTATATTATATTAAGAGAATTGGGAGGAGTTGAAAATCAACGAGTTAGAGCATACGAAGTAAACAAAAACGTAGGAGTTGGTAAACAAATCCGTAGGTGTTGGTACATAAAAACGTAGGTTTAAGTACATAAAAACGTAGGTTATGGCAAAGAAAGCGAAAAAAGAAGATAAAGAAGGAAAACTTCAGCTTGCCTTGAACGAATTGCGCTGGATAAATACACCTGTCAATTATACATCATACGCTAAAAGCTATTCTCTCATACAACAGGACGTTATGTTGTTGGTAAGTGGACGACTGCAAAAACATTTTGCCAAGTTCTTGAACGAACATCGTTATTTAAGCAAGGAGCGGCCGAATGGAGGCATCACGAAAGAAGACCTGTTGAAGATGGGACCGATATGTTTGCGTCTGGCTGATTTCGGAATAGACAGCAGCCATTATGACGAGTCGGTAAAGGTGATAAATCAAATGAAGAAGATAGAGTTTCATCTTCCACGTTTCGATCCAGAGACAGGACTTAGAAAAGGTGAGGACTACATGCCAATCTTCAGTAAGATATTTATCCCGAAGAACTTCACATCACGAGAAGGAGAATATTTAAACTATTCGGGAGACGGAGATACAAAGATAGACGAGGACGGACAGGAAGTACGCAAGTTTCGACGTGACGGATATATTGAGGTCACGATAAATATAGAGGTTGCAAAAGCCGTGTTTGACATGACGGACGGATATTTCAATCATCTTGAACGAATAGCCTATTTCTGCAATTCGGCTTACACATCGCGTCTTTATCTCCTGTTGATGAAGTATGCAAGCAAAGGTCAGATGCACCCAGTAATAGATTATCGAGAGCTGAAGGAAGCATTGGGTATGTTTAAGGTTGATGTGGAAAAGAGTGAACAACCCGCAAAGGTTGTTACTACCGAGAAATATCAGAAATTCTCACAGTTCCGCAAACAGGTGTTAGATGTGGCGCGTGGCGACATGGAACGACTATGTGAGGAAAATAAGATAGAGATAATGCTCTCGTGCATCGACCCAGAAAAAAAAGGTTACGAGCCTATTTATAGAGGCAGCGCAAAACGAGGCAATCCTGAAAAAATAAAGTTTCACATTAAGCGCACGCCGTTGGGTGTGGCGCGAGATTTGGAGCTGCATCGTGGTTCGTCAGAAAAGCGTTTGTGCACCAAGCTGATGTCGTTATACCCTACACTCGACGAAGAACGGCTCAAGACGTTTGTTGCTGATGTTCCCGAAGACCTTTGGAACGACTTCAAGGCGTATGCCTATAATGGCGTGCCTCAGGCAGTGGAGCAGCCGCATAGATGGAGTGGCACGATGGAGGACATCGTGTTTTACATTATGGAGCAATGGATAAAGCAGCATAGCGCGAAGGCCGAGGCACAGCAACAGACTTTTGCCTTTGCTGAAGTCGAGGAAGTGAAACCAGGTGAAAAAGAGTGGCAGATGTATTTGCGCTTGATTGATAAGCAACTTGCGTCCGACTTGAGCAAAGTTAGGTACCTATCGTTTAAGGATGGTGCTGTATGTCTGGGCGTGGAGAATAAATCTCAAGTAGAAATGATAGAAGAGCATTTTGTCGATGTTGCCGTTTTGTCCCATGCGCAGAAATGCGCCGTTAAGATATTCGGCAAGAAAATTTCCCTGAACTATAAGATTGTAAAACAATAAACATTCACACCGCTTACCCTTCCCAATGGTAGGCGGTGTTTTATTTTGTCCTGTTGGTATCAGCGATTTTTTCTAAATTTGCACGCAGAAACCAACAAGACATATATATGGGAAAAATCAGAAACATTCTGTTATGGCTTATGGCTGTAATCATGCTCTTCGGGTGTGCTGCTTCGCGGAAGACGGAAGGTAGCAGGAGCGAGGAGCGACGGGACAGTACGGTTGTAGCCATTACGGATAGCGTAAAGAAAACGGAGGGGAAGACCGACAGCACCTTGTCTATTACCACGGACGAGAGTCATACGTCCGGCACTACAAGCGAGAAGGGTAGGGGAGAGGAGACCGTCCAGGAGCGAGTGACCGAGAGCACGGATGCTCAAGGCAACAAGACCACCACCACCGACCGCACGATACACCGTAAGGGCGACTATGAGCGCAATAGTTCTTACGAGGAACATTTCAAGCATCTGGAATCGACCATATCACGTATGCAGCATACGATAGACAGCCTTGTGTTGAGCAACAGGCTGAATGTGGGTACCCACTGGGCAAAGAAGGACAGCACGAATGTGACGAAGGAGAAGAACACAAAAGAGATAAAAGACATTTCTTTTGAAGACTTTATGTGGAAAGCCATGAAGGAACTTGCATTCTGGGCTTTTGTATTATTATATATATTAGGACTATTATCATGGCTAAAAGACAAGACAGAGGAATGGTTGAACTCTCGGAACAGCCGGAAGTGACGCTACAGGACTTCGTTATCCCTGCCAAGATAGAGGCGTTCTGCGAGAAATACAAGCCTCTCGACCATTGGCGTGAAGATTGCGACATGTTTACCGACTATCAGCTTCGCTCGTACTTCAAGGCAGTGGTGTGTCCGTTGGGCGATCCGCTGGCATTGTACCTTCAGGAGTTGGCTGTGAGAGGCTTTAAGATGAAGGATGATGAATGTGGAGAGCCAGTCATCTACGCTGCGCTACGATGAATTTTGAATTAGGAGTTAGGAGCTAAGAATTGGTCGCCTTTGGCGATTTTGATTTATTTAGTTTTGAATTTACAACCATAAAAAATTATAGACATGAAGAAACCGCATTATTTTTACAAAGTGAGTGCCGACACAAAGATGGGAGGCGACCTCAAGGAGTTTTTTTATCGCTGTAACTCGGCAATGAATACAGCACGTGAGTGGGCTCAGAAGCAGGGTGCAGAACACTATTACGAGTCACCAGAAGGCATGGCAGGTGGAGTGGGAGCCGTGGAGTTTGCCGACACCACTGCGCGTGACGGATGGGATAGAAAGGAGACACCCGATGGACGCGTGTTGTTTTTCCCTATGGAAGGCACAGACTTGGAAAAGGAAATGGCAGCACTGCCCGTTGTGAGCGAAACCGAGCTGATAAGCATACTCAGTTTGCAGCCGCGGCGCAGTCCGAAAGATAATACGCCCATGCCTATGAGCTTCGGCGACAGAACACCCATCGTGTTCTTGCATCACGGCTTCTGGTATATGGATGTGCCGTATGTAAGTGCCGACATGACGATCATGAATATAGAAGAAAAAGAGTTTTACCGTCGCAGGATGGCAGCGATAAACGAACATAAATAAGTAGTAGATCATAAGTGGTTAATAATTAGGTTTTAGTTTAGATTAGTTTTTTTTGCGTTACCCGTCCGTGATGGATAGGTAACGCTTTTTTTGTATGTCAATCACGTGTAGGATGGTCAGCGACCATATAGCCATCGTTCATGCCCATGTTCATATTTGCGTTGTGTTTCGCTTCGTTTAGCATACGAGTGAGATTAGCTATCTGTTTTTGTTGCTCGGCAATAACATCGAGCAGACGTGCGCGTTCCTCGCTATGACGATTGTCAGCCTCCATGCGTTTTGCTTCGAGGTCGAGCAAAGCCTTCATGTTTTGGTCGCTTACATTGCCCACTACTATCATCTTCCCTTGTTCCGTATCAGGTGCTGGAATACAGATAGAAGAGGATAGTTCCGTGTTGCTTTGCTTTTGTTCATCAGGATTGACAAGGCCCGGCACCACAGACGGGATTAGCGAAACGTCCAGTGGGTCGAGGAGAGCACGACTACCAGCCTTGCGTTCTGTGACATAGCCTCCGTCAGGCGAGAATATATCGCCCTCGTGCGGTTGCACATATTTTGAGTCGCCATCCTTGTCGTAGAAGAAAGCTGAGATAGGCACCTGGAAGGTATTGCAGAAGCGCAGAATACTTGATACCGGCATAGGACATCTGCCTTGCTCCCACAGACGCAGACTATTGTTAGACGTTGAGCCGATAGCTTGCAGGATGGTGTTGATGTTTATCTTGTCGTTGGCTTCCATCCATCTGCTGAGGAATGAATAATTGTATTGGTACTTCATAACTGAGATGTTTTAAAATGACATTTGAACTGTTAAATAACGTAAATATCGAAAAATAAAAGTAGGTGAGCTATTGTTATTTATATTTTAATTCTTAAATTTGCAATAAATATAGTAAATAACTGAAAAATGACAAAGGAAAATATCGAGAAAATAACCACACCGCTGCAATCTTGGAACGCTAAAGACATTTCGGTGGAAGAAAAGAAGTCATTGTCTGATTTTATGCAGACAAAAGGCTTCTCAATAGCCACTTTCTATTTGCGTTTCTTTAGAAATGGCTTCTCCACCTGGGAAATCATCGGCATTAATGAATGTAAAAAACAATTCTTAGCTATGCCGGAAGTAGCCGAGCTATTATTGTCGTATGCCGGAGACGAAGCGCAAGGAGACGACAAGGGGTATCTCTATACCTTGGCAAAGAGTGATAAGGTTGGTGTTTTCTACGAATGTCTGAGACGTGCTAACACGGGACTTTGTAAAAAGTTCTTCGACTTTATGAACGAGCGAGGCATGAGTACCGGCACCGTTATTAAGCGTTTCACTACCGACAACTGGAAAGAATGGGAGTCTAATGGTATCAAGAATTGTCTTTCTCAGTTTAACCTAATTACTAAATAAAAATGATAGATATTACTTTAGATTTGGAGACTTGTGCACTTGCACCTACGGCCGCCGTGATGAGCGTTGGAGCAGTAGTTTGGAAACGTGATGGCGAAAAGTCACCTTTCTATATCTGCGGTATTGGTGCGGTTAAATATCCCACATTCTCCGCTCATGTAGATTTGCGAGGAATGTTTGTTGATGGTTTCACTTTCGACAAAGTGACAGCCGATTGGTGGCGACAGAAGAGCGAAGAAGCCAAAGCAGCCGTTCTCTGTAGCGACGACGATGCTACTCCTTGTTCGCCTATACAGACTGTTGTGCACAACTTCTTTGACTGGATAAAAGAAATCAAGGAAACGCTGCACGATAAAAAAGTGTGCCTTTGGGCGCAAGGCACCGATTTCGATATTGCTATCTTGCGTAATATCTGTTATAAGTTGAACATAAATATCCCCGTAAAGTACACCTTCTTCCGCGACCACCGTACATTTATTTACGAGGGAGCCCGACTACTATGCAACGCACGTGGTGTGCCCTATTATCCTGAAGATGCATACGCCCTTGTAGAGGACTATGAGAATGTGGAAAAGGGTGCGGAACACGATCCGGTGTTTGACTGCAAGCGCAGCATTTATTCCACATGGCAGATGATGCGGAAGCTGGCTCGCTTGAAATATCCCGAATAGCAATGCCTAACCACGAGTATCTGAATTACCCATACATCCCCAATCGTCGGAACAAAAGGCAAGGTCGGCCTACACATCGGGAGTATCTGCACCGTATAGCCTATACCGAAATGGTGCGCGATTATGACAGCGACAACAAGGTGCTGCTCTTTCACGCTCCATTCGCCTTAGTGAAGGATGTGTGCCAGAAGTTGTTCACGATGATGCAGGGCAATGTAGGGAATATAATAGTTAAGAACGAGCATTCGTGCCGAGTGAAAAACGGCAAATGCTATTGGCGTGTGGCTGTGGAGATAATCGATCTTAATGAGAGCTTTATTTCGTTCAAGGATTTCGTGCTGATGCTGATTAGCTGCATGAAGAACTTGGCTAACTGCACCATCCGACACTTCCGCACGGAGACATTTCTGAACTTATAAATAACAAATGTAAAAGCAAAAAGAACATAGGAAAGACCTTGGCGGCGATGATGGGAACGGCAACGTCCCGTAGTATTTTGGCACCAGTCGTATATGGAGTTGAACGCCTCGGAGCGACTGCCTTTTGAGTACCTGGGAACATCACCGTCGGTCTTTCTTTTTTAAACAATAATAGCAATTATGTTCTATCATCCTATCATCAATCGTCTCGCCAACATCGACCTGCACCTTCTCGTGAAGCCTGCCAACGAGCAGCGCATCGAGGGTCAGACCGCGTGCTTCTGTCCTATCTGCAAGAAGGGACAGGACGCGGATGCCGATGTCAAGCAGACACCCCACTTCATTATCTATGAAAATGAGCGAGGTGGACTGTATTCGGGTGTGGGCGTTGAAGACAATCGAATGGCAGAGCATGGTGCCGTGAAATGGAAATGCACCCGCACGGGTAAGACCGGCTACGGAGCCATCGAACTGTACGCAGCCAAGATGAACCTTCCGATGCACGGATATAGTCTTCAGCGTATCTGTCAACGACTGGTAAGGGATGTCTATGGCGATACCGATGAGGTGCGCCGCGCCTTCGCCGAGGTGTTTGCCAAGATGGACTATCGTACTCAGGCACAGCAGACCATCGAGACGTTTTCCTTCATGCCGAAGACCGACTTCTCGCCACAAGAGCTTGCTTCTCTTGGCTGTGAGGTGACGCTTGACAAGGGGCTGCCTCGCTTCGGCTTTGGCAGTACGTTCACTCCCGACATGCTCAACAAGGATTTCCGTATCTATTCCCTTCTGAGCGTGACGCTGCCCGATGTAATACGTGACGGTCAGCATGTTAGCGAGATTATTCACGGTACGCCTTGGAATCCGCTGTTCGTATGCTTTGCCTCGCAGGAGATAGGTCCGCAAAACTCATACGGATGTTTCTTCCGTCCGGCAATGGTAGGGAGCGAACCGATAGTGTTCTCTACAGCCGAGGAGCACAGCGTGAGGAAGGTGAGCAAGTGGCTCATGGGCGACAATGTGTTTGTTCATGCAATGGATAATCGCAAGAGCGACAATACAGCCGTTCATGCTGCTATTGCAAAGTACGACCCCGAAGAGAAATATACTGAGATCAAGGAGGTGTGGGAAGAGAATGAGACCAAGGACGGAGTACCGAAAGGTACGTTCAAAAATGTGGATGAAAAAATCCCCACCGCCGAGATAAAGGCTCGCAACATCGTGTTTTGCCGCACACCCGAAGACGCATTGAGCGTGTATTATGCCATGCGTTCCCTGCGCCTTGATAAGGTAGAAGACCAGCACTTCCAAGACTTCTGTTGGTATCATGTGGCGTTCTCCATCGGACGGAGAAATTTTTGGTACATAGAGCGTGGCGAATGGAAACGGGAGAATCTTGATTTCAGTGCTGTGCAATATCAGAAGATGAACCGCTTTGCCGAGCACGTCATCATCCTATACCCCAACGACATTGCATCACAGCGCGACTGCGGAGCTATATGTACCAAGTTCAGTTCGTTGTATTATGCAATGCTGCCCGAGGGTTTCCGCTCGCGTTATTGTCGACGCTGGCAATGGCTATACGGCTGCTCTCCCCGAAGCGTGCGCGACTATCTGCTGACATACACGATGAACGCAGAAGAGAACTTCCAGTTCGACCACGATCTTCGTCTTCCACTCTATTCCCGATTGCGCGGAGCCAGGAATACGGAGCCATTTGAGATAGAATACCCGCGTGACCCTCGAAGTGGAAAGCCCAAACCACCTACCTGCAAGGTATCGCCTACGCGATTGTGGCTATTTATGACCGCTCACGGATATTACCGCATGATAGACCCGGAGAGCACCGATCTCGTAGGACAGTATATCCACCTGAACAAATGCTTCGTGGAGTATATCGACGCAAAGAGTATCATCCAGGCAGCAAAGACAATGCTTTTGGAATATATAGAACAGGCATGGCGACATAGCGACAACGAGCGACGCTTGATGTCCGACTGTGCCAATATGGTGGATAAGGCCTTCACAGAAAAGTCTGCCGGAGGCTTACAGAGTATGGTGATAAACTTTGCCGATGCTTTCGATGCCAAGACGGAGTATTTCTACTTCAACAATGTGGCATTGAAGATAACGCCTGACAGCATCCGCACGGTGTCGTATGACGACATCAATTTCTTTATTCCCTCGCTTGCAAAGAAGCCGTATGATTTCACGATGAGAGCCTTCAAGACACCGTTCACCATAACCGAGCGACAGGAATACCGCGACCGACTGGAAGCGATAGACAAGAAGGAGAAGATGCAGAATGAGGACGGGTCTTTGGTGTTCTCTACATTCGAGATAGGGCAGATGAAAGCCGACCTCGAAGAATGGGCGCAAACCTACCGATGGGTAGTCGATTGGCAAGGTCAGCGCGAGCAAGACCTTTGGCCTATTCTGCGTATTGTGCGCGGTTGTTCAAACGTCCTTTGGGAACAGGAACAGGAAGCGCAACGCAACAAGAAGAAATTGACGGATGAAGAACAAGCCATAATAGGTGCGCATTTCGTCAATATGATTTCGGCTATCGGTCGTCTGTGTTATCGTTCCGATAAAGGTATGCTCCCCGTTTGCCCTTACTTCCTCGAAGACGACATTCCAGATGAAAAGCAGGCTACTGGCGGTTCGGGCAAGTCGCTCATCGTAAAATTGGTGGTGGGAAGTGCTGTTTATGTGCTCGATGTTGATATGAAGCGATTTGTTTCAGTCACAGACGCTAAGTTTGAATTGGGCAAATTGTCTTCTGAGCCATACAAATACAGAGTACTGCATTGGGAAGACAAACCAAAGGCTTTTCCCATGAAGTATTTCTATAACATGATTACGTCGGGCTTGACTGTAGAGAGAAAGATGGTTGACCCTGTGACGTTCGCTGCGGAGGATGCACCTAAGAGTGTTATTACCTGCAACTATCCGATGTCGGATGATGACGATTCTACGGTAGGACGTTTTCCCCTCGTCAGCTTCTCCAATCGTTTCGCGCGAGCCAATCCACAGAAGCACAAGGCAGCCCGCTTGCCATCTGCATTGATGAAGAACTTCAGCATGAAGCCCGAGGAGATTGACGACACCGACCGCAACCAGACCATCTACCTTTGCGCCCTTGCAGTTCAGTTCCTGATGCGCTATCACACCTTTGCTATTGCACCGCAAGGCAATGTGCGCCGCCGCCAGATGGTGCAGAAGCTCACCGAGAGCATTGTTCGCTACTTCGAGTGGTTCTTCTCTCGTAATGAGGTTTACGGAGTGCCAATATGTACCGATGATATGTTCAACGAGTTTATGCGCGACTGGGCGGATGCCTCCGAGGGTAAGAGTAAGGAGTATAGCCGAGCCACCTTCAAGAAGAAGATATACGACTATTGCGAGAACATGTCGATAGCGTGCAACCCGAAGCACCTCTTCGAGAACGAGAGCGACAAGCAGCGCAAGTGTTTCAAGCTGCAGGCATGGGTTACACAGGAATACTTTACCGGTCGTGAGTGGGAGAATGACAACACCATCGAGCCGAAGTTCATACGCTACATGCAGACCTCCAAGCACGTGTTCTTCTTCTTCCGTCCTGGCAAGGACGCAATACCGAAGGATTACCGAGAGCTCAAGCGCATAGCTAAGCAATATGCCGAACAGCCCGACCCGCTGCCATACCGCGACGATGATGGCAACATCGTGCAGCTCACCGATGAAGAGAAGGAACGCTGGGAGAACAACAAGACACGCAAACAGGGTAGGCGAATGTCGTCACCTGCGGCAACGAATAACACAACGGCAAGTGTTCCAGATATAAACGAGGAGAATATGCCGTTCTGAGAATCAACAAAAACAAGAATGCAACATTTTTAAATCATTATAGATTATGGAAAAGATTATTTTAAGAAAGGATTACAAGACAAGAGTAGTGCCGGTTGAAGAATCTATCGGCCATTATTTAGCAAAAAGAGCAGCCCGTACATGGACCGAAGATTTTATTGATGAAGACACTAAGAAAACTGTAACAATTGACCGTTGTGAGGTATTGCTTGAGCGAGGAAAACTAATCACCTACGAGTTGGCTAACGGACTTAAAAAGGATGGCGTTAATGAGGTCGAAATCTCCGACTGTCCTTTTCGTGCGGAAGAGGAACAATATTTCCCAGGTCTCGCTCATGTAAAAGTGACTGTTCGTAGTAGCAATAACGAGAATGCTGTGCTTATTGTACGTAGCGACTCTCTGCGTGGAGCACAAGATTGCGCTATTGACTATGCGGAGGGAGCTGTAAACAAGATTTTTGACTCTCCAGACGCGAGCTATGTGTATATCACAAAGTCAGAGATAATCGGAAAGTTCCATTTTATCGGTCGTACAAATGCCGACATTGAGGAGGAAGAAGAGCAGCTGGAAAAAGACCCTGATGCGCTCGTAAAAGAGCCGTTCAAGGTAAAGGCCAACTTTATAGATACAGATGTTTTCGACCCTGAAGACCGATTTCATTATGGAGTACATAAAAATGATATGTTTGTTGTGTGGGCATACGACGTAGTGACAGCTAAAAATATCGTTTTTGATTATCTCAAGCATAAGTTCCATACCGTATATAACGACCGAGAGACTTTGCGTATTGTGGGCGCTACGCAGTTCTATGCACATACCTATGTTCCTGCTGAGTACTGCAATGAGTACATCAAAGATGATAAGAAAAGGCTTCCAGTAGAAGAGTAATATTTTTAGAAACTCTTTCTATCAACTCATGTGTTGAGGATGTATATGTAGAAGTTTAAACCAAAATATAGAGTATGAAACTATATCGTTTTATGTCAACCACTGAGTGCGCTAATCTCATTAAAGGTAAGATTTTAGTAAATAAAACCGACCATAGTCAGAAACGTGGTACGGCAAGTACGGCTAAAGGCTTTTGCTTTGGCATTGGTGACAAGGAGCAGGCATGTAAAGACTTCCGACACCTCAAGGGTATTGTGGACATCAATATTCTTGTCGTGGTGGATGTTAAGACTGAGAGAGAATATAATTTTATGTCATGCCAAGGTCGTTACATTGATTACGACAAAATGGAGGCTGAAGGTAAGACACTTGACGACTATCCGGCATTTGATAAGCCGCATAAGATGCTCGACGAATATTCCACGGAAGTATATTCGTCGAATGATTTCGAGGAATATCATGTCTATGGAGTTTTTTATGACATAACGAAAGATCCATCTGGCACGGATTGTTTGAAGTTACAAGAAATAAGTATAGAAAAATTCTTGGAAGGTCTTACGGATGATGTGGATTTGGATAAAGGTTTATCTTTATCGAAAGAAATAATAAATTTGCTTCACAAGCATAAAGATATAAGAGCAGGTGAAACTATGATTGCTCTTGCTGCTGCAACATCGTATGTCTTCGATGTTATCGTTGATAATACAAATACAGCACCTCAGCGATGCTTTGATGATTTTGTTGATATGCTAAAATGTTTTACTTTCTCAGATAAAGAAAAATAATGCGAACATCCCCCCCCATGTGCGCACGGTAAACGATATGAGCGACAGCAAGGCGAGATTGTTTTAAACGATTAAAATGAGCATAAACGTATGCAAAAAATAATGTTCAACGACAAGTATGGACTGACAAAAGCCGTGCTTGAAGGACGCAAGACACAAACCAGGCGAATAGCAGGATATTGCGATTCTCCCGACATTACTGCCAAGGATGCGTCGCTTTATAAATGCGATTTTGGCAGCTGTTATTGTCACCTGAAAAATGTCATACACAAAGAATCTGCGTTTAGAATAGGGCATGACATTGCCGTGGCACAACCTTACAAAGACGTAAGCGGCTATTATGAACAAGAATATGAAATTGGTAAGGATTTAGACGAGGAATTAAAAGGTCACAAAGGCTATAACAACAAAATGTTTGTTGTAGCAGGTCTCATGCCCCACCGCATCCGCATTACCAATATTCGTGTTGAGCGTTTGCAGGATATTAGCGACGGTGACTGCATGGCAGAAGGCATACAGCAATATCCCGATGTGCATAGCTATATGTGGGGATTCTCCTTTATCCGACGCGAAGCTTTAAGGTTCGAGTTATCGACTACTCCACGTGAAGCTTATGCTAATTTGATAGACAAAATCTGTGGCAAGGGCACATGGGAGAAGAATCCGTTTGTGTTTGTGTATGAGTTTAAACTTGTAAAATAAAATGGCAGGCATAAAATATTTAACTAAAGTTTCGCAAGTGAAAATTCACAAGCGTGATTTAACGTAATTTTGGAATA